TCGGACCGATTGCGTAGCGTCCGGCCGAAGGTTCAAAGACCAGTTCATGGACGAGCGTCCCGAAGGCCATCGCGGCGGTCTTCTTCGGCGGCTCGATCGTCTCCGCTTCGTGGATCGCGTAATACTCTTGCGGCGATGATATGAACTTGCGGAGCTTCGTCGACGAGAGATCCTCGTGGGCGTGATAGTCGGCTTCGTCAAGGTCGGAGACGATACGGACGTCCGTGAATGCTGCTGGGCCTGTTTTGATTGTCATGGGGTCGGCTTTCGTGTGGGGTTGAATGGGCAACGTTGCGTGGATTTGACGGAGTGTCAAGTCGCGGGACAAGTGTGTGCGCGGTACCGGGGGAGGTCTGTCGTCGACACGCTCGCGGCTTCGAGTTCCGCGGCGTCCGATACCAGGGCACGCGACACACGGGCCCACGGGGCGCCGGGTTTGTGCCCGATGTCCAGGACCACGGATCCCCCGGGCTTGGCCATGACGCCGCATCGTCGGACGTCCGCGCCACACGAGCGGCAGACCATGAGGCCAAACGCGTTGGCGGCTTCGGTTGATAGTTTGTTTCGTGGCATATCTAGATCTCTCCTGCGATCTCGGGCGTCTTCCCCGATGTGATCATGTCGTCTGGTGGGTTGTCGCCGGTGCCCGGGTAGGCGTCTAGCATCGAGGCGTCCATGAAGATCGCCGCCTTCGTCCAGTTCGTCTCGCCGGTCCACTGGCAGGCACTGCACCCGCGAGGGGTGCCGCGTCCGCGAGAACACTTCTGGCAAGTCCCCAGGGGGACATCCGTCCCGCTCATGGCTCGCACACCTCTTCCTCCGGTTCCCATGACCCGTCGGCGATGGCCGCCAGGGTGTCCTCGCAGTCCTCCGCCTTGCGGGCGGCCGCGTGCAGTGCTGACGCCGCTTCGTCGCCCTTCGTCTCCGAGAGCACGTCAGCAACCGGCGAGAACACGGCGAACTCCGCGAGCATCGTCGCCGACACCTCGCCCTTGCGGACGGCGCCCGCGAGGCGTCCAAGCGCGTTGGCGATGGCGGCGCGGTGGTCTTCGAGTTCGTCGCCGACTCGATCCTGCTCGTCTTCCGCGAGGCGGTCGAGCACCTCCACGCTGTCGAGTCCGCGAAGGTATCCGTCGAGCGCGATCATGTTTCCGTCGATGCTAGCCATGTTGATTCTCCGTCTAGTTCTCGTGTGGGGGTTCAATAGTTGAAATCGTAGGAGCGTGTGCGCCCGTGTGAAAGCCGGCCCCACGCTCGCATGGTCCCGCGGGAAGAGGTCCCCGCCTGCTTGTACTCGCCCGTGGCACGGAGCGAGAACCGAAGCCGCTCGCCGTCGCCGGGCTCGAAGGCGTACCGCTGCGTTCCGCTGGTGTGCCCGACGAAGCCGCCCGGGTGGAACTCCAACGCATCGGCCTCGCCACTGTCGGCGCCGTTGAGCAGCGTGTAGCGGCCTTCGACGACCCAGACGGTCTTCGCGGACACGCGCACCACGGTCCCCGCGAGGCGGTCCGAACCCTGCGACCATGAGACGCCCTGCCCGACGACGAAGCCGGCCGTGGCGGACTCCTCCACGGTGAGAGACACGCGGCCCGCGTTGCCGTCCTCAATGGCGCCTTCCAGCCCGGGGTACTGCAACCGCGTCCCGGCGGGGGCCCACACCTCGCCGTCCTTGACCTGGCATCGCCAGCCGTTGCCCGACGGGTGCTTCGAGACTCGCCACTGGCGGCCGTCGATCCTCCTGCAATAGTGGACGCCGGGCCACTCGTGGCGGGTCCACCCTTCGGCGGTGGCTGGGTTGCGGGGTGTCGTTGGGTTGGCTTGCGTGTTCATGTCGTGTTCCTTCGGGGCTAGTGTCCGGGGTTATCGGGTTGCGGCGAAGATAATCGCAGCGGTCCCGGGCTCGTCGGTCTCGCGTTCGGCTCGCACCGCGGCGTAGTGTGCGGCCTTCTCCGCGTCGCGCTCCGCCTTCCGGGCCTGGTAGTCAGATTCCGCGCTTGCGAGCGAAGCCGTCTCCGCGTCGGAAGGCGTGTGTGCGATGAGAGCGAAGATCTCGGCGGGGGTTGTTTTCGTGTCGGCCACGGGAGAACAATGCACCCGCCCGGAGTGGTCCGCAAGGGGGACCACTAAACAAAGAGACGTTCGAGCCGACAAACCACCTTCACTAATCACGTGTGGCCAGCGCATGGTCCGCGATCAGGACCGGCGCGCGGGACGTGTAGCGCTCTGTTCAGTAGATCGCCAGCCACCTAGCAGACCACCCGGAGATCTCCTCGGCCCCATACTGGTCCGCGTACTCGCCCCGGGCCGCCTTCAGTTTCTCGATGGCCGAGTCCTGCAGTTGCCTCGCACGCTCCCGCGTCATCGCCATGGCGGCCCCGACCTCTTCGAGCGTCACACCGCCACGCTCCACGACATCCAGCACACACGAGGTCGACGGCGGAACGTCCCATGGCTCGAACCCGTCCCGGGAGAATCGGATCATCCCCGTCCGCTGCACATCCAGATACGTGTTCCACTTGCACCCAACGAAGGGGCACGGCCGACACCCGGGACACTCGTCGCGGGTCCTCGGCCGCTCGACTTTCTCCGGATACAACAGCGCACCGATCCTCGTGTCGCGTGCGAGTTCCAGTATCGTCGTTGTCCGGTATCGCCGCTGGTGATGTTTCCGGGGTTGGCTTGCCATGCGCTCACGATAGCGTGTTCAGATCGAGATCGGGATCGGAATCGTCATCTCCCCGACGGAGCGCGGGGACTAGCTCGATCCGCTTCGGCCGGTTCTGCACGTCATCCGGCACGCCATCGAGCGGCACGCCTTCCACGGGTGTGACCTGCTCCGACGGGTCAAGGACCGGCGCCGGGACTGGTGGCTTCGGCTGCTGCAGGTTCGACCGGTGCAGGCCCGTCGCCGACTTTCTCCACCACGCGATCCAACCGAAGAGCCTCACCGCCCAAAACATGAGCGTGGCCTTCCACGGTGCCGCCTCGCCGCGTAGCAGCAACTCAAGGAACGCCCGGTCCGCCTCCGCCTGCGACCTCGTTTGATACACGTAGGCCGCATCATGGATCGCCGACGCTTCCGCCACGCGAGGGTCGTGCGGTGTGTACGTGAGCAGCCAAGCGAACCAGGGGACGCTCGCCCCGTCCGTGATAAAGCCGGACGGGGCCCTCCACTTCTCGCCGAAGACCGTCGCCTCGAATGACTCGATCAACTTCCGATGCTTTCCGTGCGGTGTTGTCTTCAGCGTCCTTGCCATAGAGCGAAGTGTATCCTGACACTCCGAAAGTGCAGGCATGGTGTCCGGTGGCGCGAGGCCTGTCTCTTCAGTGTGTTTCAGCCCGGAACGATCGGGGGCGGTCCGTTCGGTTCCGCGGAGACGACGCAAGCGCGACGGCGCACGTCTTCGCCTCGACTTACGCGCTATGCGTCCTGGTACCGCGTAGCGACGCTAAGGGCTTGCCCGGACTTCGTCGGGTCGAACCGACTAGGGGACCGTTCGAAGGGGGGCAGGTCTCACTGTTGGGGGTTTAGCCGACCCGGTGGGTTCGGCCTCGCATCCGCTCGCAACAGGGGGCCATGGGAAGGCGTCCCTCCGCAAGCGCGCCGAACACACGCCGACAGCGGCGCCCACGCGGGGTTGCATCCTGGGGTTTGGTGATCGCCCATCCGGGGAAGACCGATCGGCAAACCCGGCGGCATGGCGGATCGGTCGGGCCCGTGTGTGGCGGATCGGTCGATTCTCGCGCACTTCACACGCCGGGCAGGTCGCGCGGCTTTCGCGTGTAGATCCACGAGCCCACACGAGCCCCCGTGCCGTCCGTTCGGTTCTCCGGTCCGCTGCTCTGGCCCCGGACGGCCAGGCCCTTCTCCGTCGACGCTGGCCCCCTTGCTGTCGATCTCTCCCGTTCGGCGGCCCGTGGGCGGCGGATGGTCTCCGGAGGGATGGCCCCGAAGCGCTCCCCGTAATCCGCGCGCATCGCGGCCGGTGCCCCCGACCACCAGTCCCGAAGCCGGCCGCGGATCGCGAAGTAGGCCGCCCGGCTGAAGAACTCCAACCGACGGAGCGAGGTCCCCCCGTGGCATCGAGCCCGGACCCCGTCGAGCCGACGGAGAATCCGCTCCGCGAGTTCGAGCGCATGGGCGAAGTCGTCGACCGTCCGCACCCTGAACGCGAAGCGCTCCGCGGCTTGTGCCATGCGGAGCGCTTCGAGTTGAGCGATGCCTACCGGGATCACCGCGGGTCGACCACGGCTTCGACTTCTTCGATCGTCGTCGCAACGTTGATCGCCTTCTTCAGGTCGGTGCCCGATTCCAGCACCGCCTTCACGGTCCCCACGGCTTGCAAGTAGAACAGCCGAAGGGTGGACGCGTCCGCGATGGCGACGGTCGTCGTGTCGTCGATGTTGTTCCACTCCAGCGGATAGACGAACTCGGGTTCGTCCCGAGCGATGAAGGCCCCGTTGAGTTTCGATTGCGCTTGCATGGACAACGAGAACAGAACCCCCGACGCCGGCGGGAACTCGAAGCCCGCGTCGATGATTTCATTCGTCCGGGTGTCGACGACTCGCACGCGTTCCCGCTTCGCATCGTCGACACCGATCACGCTCGCCGCAACGATCCGCAACTCGACGCCCACGGGGATGTTGTCCCCGCCCTCGCCTTGTCCGTCGGCTCGCGCCACGATCCCGTCGAAGTCGCTGGCCCTGCCGGTGTCCAGCAAGCGGAACGGCGCCCCGACGAAGGTCCGGAAAGAAAGCGTGAAGCGGCCGCCCGATAGTTGCGTCCAGTCCGCGCCCTCGCGGAGCAACTTCCCATGGTGAACTAGCTGTAGATTGCGCATCAGTAAAGCTCGTCTTTGTGGAAGATTGCGAGGACGGTCCCGGCCCCCGCACCCTTCGCGGAGATGGAGATGGCGAAGATACCCGGGACGCCCGACCCGTGGTCGTGTGCGATGCCGGCCGCGACAAGATCGAGTTCCGTCGAAGTTGCGACCGCCGTCGCATCGCATAGGACGAGGAACTTCCCGGCGATGGCCACCCACACGGGATCGCCATCGTTGGCGCTGACCTCTTGGGCGCACCCCATTATATTGTTGAATGTAGCGAGGACCACCCCGCCGTCTACCGAAGGCGAAGGCGTGAGCGCGTGTCCGACTTCGATCTGGCCCCCCGTTTTGTTGACCATCGAAACGCAGATCGACTCGCCGATAATCCGGACCGGGTTCGATCGGATGTCCTTCCCGCTCGTGTTCGAGAAAGTAGCGATCCCGTCCTCCGTCGAAGACGCGGGCCCGTTCGTGTCGCCCGTGCTTATGCTCGGGTTCCCTCCGGTGATAACTAGCTGTCCAGATCTGGCGATCATCTCTTCCCCCTACAGTTCAGCCCCACGCGATCGAAGCCTGATAGGCCAACACGCGGACGTCGTCCGCGTCGGTGCGGTTCCGGATCCTGAATCGGATCTTGTCGTTCTTCGACATGAGCGTCTGGCATGTCAACGGGATCGGGTCGGCCGCGCCACTCGACTCGACGAGGAAGTGAGACCCGGCGATGTCCGCCCATGCCGCCAGAAGATCGTCGTACTTCTCCGCCTTGACCTCGTACTTGTTATTTCCACTCCCTCCGAAGCGCTCGACGGACACATGGAGGAGGACGCCGGTCGGTTGATTGTCGAGCGGTCCAAGATACTTGGCGAAGGTGCCGTCCGTCGGGTCTGAATCGACGACCTCGAAGCGCTCCGTCGCATGGGTAAGGAGTGTCACGCCGACCCCTGTCTCGATGTTCTCCCATACGTCCACCGTGTTGATCGTTGTAACCGCGCCGCCGGTCTCGCTGAAACCGAAGGCCGCCGAAGCCTTCGAGTCACGGGCCGTCGCGTTCCCGCGAGCGATGACTTCGAGGCTCGACGGGGTGAGGTGTCCCGCCGACTCGTCGAACAACGAGCCGCCGCCCACATGGGCGCAATCGAGAACCGCGACGGAGGCGTCGCCAGGTAGCGTCGCGCTGTCGCTCAACTTGATGGCGACATCGGTCGGCGACAAGTGGACGAAGTTGCAGTCGCGCACCAACACGGCAAGCAAGATCGTGGCTCCCGCGTCTAGCTCCACGCCGACATAGCCCGCCGGCACGTTGCCGGACGACAACCCGACGAACTGCACGCCAGCGATCGTACCCTTCAGCTTGAGACCATCGACGGGGCCACTCCCCGGAGTCGGGCCAGTGGCGATCGAGTTGAAGATCGACACCAGGCCGATGTGATTGATCGCCGTCCCTACGCGGTGCCCCTGAAATGAGCAGTGCTCAATCCGCGAGGTTCGGCCTACGCTTGAAAGCCGGATGTCCTCCGCCGATGACCCCGTGTTCACGTTGCATGTTTTCAGCTCCGCGATCACAGCACCGAAGGGACAGTTGATTAGCGGCCCGTCCACATCCCCCGCGAGTGTGTCGATGCTCGAACTTCGCCCGAACAACACGCCGGCGTCCGGGATCTCCACGCTTTCGCCAGCCGGGAGCGTGACCGTCCCGACAATCCGCGTCACGCCATCGAGCAGTGTCCGCACTCCAGCAACCGGCGAGGGGAGATCGTCCGGAGACTCGACCACATGCTCGTATGTCGACGGCTCCGCGCCACCCGTCGACAGTAGCGACCCGCTCCGAGGGATCACCACGGCTAGACCTCGCGCCCCCGCAACACCAGTTGCGTTGCGGCACCCGGGATGTTTGCGAAGTTCGTCATGCGAGCCGTAACGCCGCCCGACATCGTCGAGCCTCCGAGCCCGCCCGCGGTAAACTGAGAATATGCAGAGACGCCTGCACGGTTGTCCCCCTTCGCTATCACGGGGAGGTTCTTCGTCGCCCCGGTTGGCCCCGCGGGATCGGACACCGTAACGACGTCTGTCTCGATGATCTCGACATCGAACGTCATCGAGCCCGGGAGAACGATGTCGTTGTTCACGTCGAGTAGAACCGCCTTGAAAGAGAACCCATAGGTACCCGTCCCGGTTTCGCTCTCGTCTTCGAGTTCCATGATCGAGTCTGCCGGGATCGTCTGCGTTGCGACGAAGTCCGCGTCATCCGCGATCGGTGTCATGGTCCGAACGTCTCTCCACTTGCTCATTTGCTTTTCCCTCTCCGGTTCTCGAACTCCTCGATCTCTTCGAGGCCGCCGTCGATCAAATCCTGCGCGTCGACGCTGATAATGTCGTATGGCTGGACGCCGTCCGCCTTGCGCTTCCTAACTTCGATCGTGATACGGGCCGCAGATGCCACCGCCTTGATCGCCTTCAGGACCGGGGCCAGAAGCTCGCGGTGCGTCCACAACTCCCGCATGAGCGCGATCCCTGTCATTTCACCACACCCGCGTCTTGCAGGACCGGCTCGACATCTGGCCACACTTCGCGGAGTCTATCGACGCTCTCGGCCACCGCTGTTTGCAGCCGGACGACCTCGTCGACGAAGGCCTTGCAAGCTTCGGCGCGTTGGCGAGCGGGCTTGATACAGTCGAGCGCTTCGGCATCGTCTGCCACGCGTTCGCATCTAGCGACCTCACTCCCCATGTACTCGACGCACACGCCGGACAGGTTATCCACGCCCACATCGAGCGCGACGGCGCCGGTCTCGATGGCGTCGAGCGTGCGGGGGATGGACGCCGCGGAGCATCCCGGAAGGAACGACAGCGCGAGCAGGGCCGCGAAGAGGCTATTCCGCTTCGACATCGTCGCCCCCTTCCTTCGCTGCTTCCTCTTCGCTCTTCTTCACTTCGTCCGCTGCTGCCTCCGCTTTCGCGGCCTTGCGACGGCGGACGGCGAACCGGCCGATCGCAGCGATGGCGAAGGTAAGGAGAACCGCGCTCACTTCATCCGTCAACCCGCCGATCGCCTGGCCAACAATGAGCAGCAAGAACGCCGCGATGCCGGCGACGAGATCAAGGTCTATGCGTTGAAGCTTGGACACCAGGCAACGCTACACGCTCGACCGCTCGACCGCTAAATCAGCCCGGCGCCTTCACGCGCATCGACAGCGGTTCCGTATGGTCCCCGCCCACTTCGCTCGGGACCGCTGCGCCACTGCTCGCGGGCTCGATGCCTTCCCGTCGCATGTTGATCATCGTCATGATCGACCGGACTTCGCCTTCGCTCTTCGCGTTCTCCAGTTGCAAGTCGTGGATGTCGTCCGTGTTCTTCTCCACGGAGTCGTCGATCCGCTTCGACAATCTCTTCATGACGGCAACGAGCCCACGTCGAAGGCTCTTGTATCTCGCTATCGCCTCGCCGTTGTGTGCGGACGCGGACTTCTCAACCCTGGAAACGCGCTTGCCTATCCGTCGGAGGTGAGCGTGTAGCAGCATGTACAGGACGGCCCCGACAGCGACGGAGACCGGGCCCCCCTCCGCGAGCATCTCGACGATGTCCGATGCAACATGCACCGGGCTACATCCTCCAACTATGGTGGACGCGCTCTCCTGCGCCGATGGTCACGACCACCCCGTTATTCGGGTCAACCGACCGGGGCGAGTCCGCGACAGCCACCGACCTCTGCCGGTCGTCCGGATCGTCGAACGTCGGCTTGTGTGCGTTCCATGTCTTCCCCGCGTCCGTCGTCGTCCAGAAGCGACTCGCCCCCGTCGCTAGCGAGTGCTCAATCCCGACAGCGATCGCTAGGCCCGCGCGAGTCCATGCCACATCGAGCAGGATGGGCGCACCGTTGGCGCCGCCATCGACGGACGCGACCACGTTCGCATCCCATGTAACCCCGTCCTTCGACGCATAGACCTCGCCCTCGTCCCCCACAATGATCATCATGCCATCGGATGCTCGCGTGGCGATGGACCGGAATCGAGTCGTCACGAGGAGATCGATCGTCGTCCACGTGATCAAGTCTCCGCCGTCCGACCACCGCACCACGCCCTGGTCCCCGACTACAAACCAACGATCGAGGGTCGCATTGTAGGTCACTTGGCGGAGGATCTCAGAGGTCCCCGCGCTTTGCGGTTGCCATGTCGTCCCGTCGGTGGTCGTGAGCAGGCATCCATTCGCACCGACAGCGACGACGACCCCGTTCCCGTAGGCCATCGCCTGTAGACCATCGCTCTTCGGATTTGTCTGCTCGACCCAGTTGTCCCCGTTCGTCGACAACCCGATCGCGCCGTCCTGCCCGCCGGCTACCCATCGAGTGATAGTCGGGTACCAGACAAGCGCGGTGATCTCCTTCGACTGGTCAAACCACGCGTAGGTCTCGAAGACCGCCCCGTCCTCCGTCGCCCATACCCGGCCCGCACTCCCGACGACGAGAAACAACCCGCGGTCCGGGTCGAACTGGTCACGGCCATGGCGGACCGTGTTCATGTTCTCCTCACCGTTGCCGCCTAGCGTTGGCATGTTCGAGATCGCCAACCGCTCGACCGCACCGTGGACGCATCTCGCCATCTGGTGGACGTCGTCCGCGTCGAGTTCGCTCCCCGTGCTCTCGACGGTCGCGGCGATCTCCTCCGTCCACGAGTTCGTCATGTCGGATTGCATGGTCGACGGGAGGATCGGAAGGGGCAGATTATCCGGGTCTCCGTCCTGGAACCCGTCTTTGCCTGTTCCGTATTTGTCCGCGTCTACGCGCCCGGGGGGATTGACGATCCGTTGCACCCTCGGAGACTACCGCCCCGAAGACTCCCCAGCGAAACGCTACGCCGACAGACTAAACACGGCCGACCATGTGGCATGGAGTCGAAGCCGGACGGCTTTCTTCAGCGCTTCCCGTGACGCTGGCGTCCCGCCCTTTGCTTCGACTTCCATCGTATAGAACCACTGCCCGCCCTTCAACTCGTGGCCCATCTCGTCGCCCATCCGGAAGGGGTCCTTCGGGTCGTTGATCTCCACGGAAGTGAACCCCATTCCCTCCGCGAGTTGCGTCCAATATGCGACGTTGCTCCCGCTCCGGTACTTCAGCAACTCGACGACCGCCGCACGGCGGACGGCCGGGTCCGGGTCGAAGTCGTCGTCCAGTTGGACCAGCGCTTGCCACTCGGGGAGCATGTAGACGGCGAGCGACGGGTCCGCCTCGCGGTCGACTGCGATCGTTATCGCCTTCTGGACGCGACACAACTCGACCGCCAACCCGGTGAGCATCTTCCCCATCTCCGTGTTGGGGTCCCGACTCCAGAGGATATCCCCGGGCGGCATAAGCTCGACCAGCTTCTGGAACATCGCTTCGCAGTCGGCTTGATCGACGGCGATATTGTCCGCATCGAACTCAGATAGCAGCGAGGTCGCAGCAATATAAAGCTGCGAGAAGAAGTCGCCGATCGGAAGGAGTGCCATGCTACGCCGCCACTCCGACTTGCTGCGCTACGGCGAGAACTGTCGCCGCGTTCTGCTCTTCCTCGGAGACAACGATATTCCCGTAGTAGCAAAGCGACTCAGTCAAGCGAAGTTCCTTCACGCTCGCGCCACTCCCAGCGGTCGGGGCTTGGCTTGCTGTTTGCGACCCCACCAGTTCGCCGTTGAAGTAGAACTTGATCCCCGTGCCCGCGATGTCACGCGTCATCGTCACGAGCACCCATCGGCCCGTCGGGATCCCGGCCTCGAAGTCCTTTTGGGAGTTGCTCCCGCCTGAGTATTCGATGAAGTATCGAAGGATCCCGGTCGTTTGGATCTCGACCGTGTACAGGTGATTTGCTTCTTCGCTTTCGCCGCTCCCTTGGTAGCTCCACAGATACGCGGCGGCTTGGTGGAAAGAGTCGTTCATATAGACAAGGCAGTGGACCGTGGTCTCGCCGACTAGCTCCAACAGCGCGGAACTACCCGGGCCGCCCGCGGCATCGACCACCGTCGCGCCGCGGCTGTAAAACCCCTTCTTCCCGTCGAGCGTGAGATAGGTTTCCGTGGTCGACGATGTGAGGTCGTAGCCGTTGCCGCTGTCGTCGGTTAGGTCCCCGTCGAACTCCCATTTGCCGCGCACGTTTGTGAACCCGATCGTATCAATCGCGGAGATCGACACGCCGCCGCCTCCCCCTCCCGGCGCTCCGTATGCGACCCACCCCGTGTTGGTGTCGTCTCCGGTTTCCTTCGCGTAGATCGTCGTCCCGGCGCCGCCATCGGTCCGCCGGAAGATGTCGCCACGCGAGCCAGTGATAGCCCCTTCAGGTGTGCCCGAACCGACGCGGGTAACGGGACCTCCCACTCCGTGTTCGAGCGGGTTCCCTATGCCTGTCTGGCCGTATTGCTTGGACACTGGCTCGCGCTTTCTTGCCTAGGATGTGACGACGAACTCGACCACGACTTCGCCAGCGCCGGCGGCAGGGGCCGACCCGCTCCCGACGGTCACGATCAACTGGGTCGATGCGGCCGCGCCTTCGTACTTGCGCCCGCCTTCGTACATGTCCGCGGATATGGTGTTGATCTCGCTGTCGGCCATAAGCATGTCCGGCGTCGCGGAGTTGCCGATGTCGACCAGAAGCGCCTCGTTGAATGCGGTCGTGATCTTCACGAAGACATTGGTCACGACTGCGTTCGCGGGCAAGGCCGCGCCGATGTTCACGGTGCTACCCGCATCGCCGAACCCGAAGGTAACGGTGCGCTGGTGTGCGACGGCGAGCGGTGCGATCTTGCCTTCGGTGACAGCGTCGTCCGCAAGCTTGCCGGTGACGATGCCGGCCGACGCCACTTCGAGTTCGAGGTCCGTCGCCGTCGGATTGAAGGTGATCGACGGCGTCCCTTCCGTGGTGTTCTTCAGTCCGAAGATCGTGGGGTTCGGGGCAGTTCCACTCTTGACGAGGTCGTTCCCGCCGCTGGACACGGAGGAGATCGAAGTAACCCCCCCGGTCGTGCTGGCGAACTGCACCCACACGAGCCCATCCGTCCCGACGATGTCCGACCCTGAATCGCTTGTGCAGGTGAAACCGACGTCCGCGTTTACAGTGCCTTCGTTGACGAAGGTCGCAGCGTTCGCAGCGAACGCGCCAGTGTCGAGATCTGCTGATCGAGCAGGAGCACCCAAAGCGGCGACGATATAGATCCCGTTCTCCGTCGCGGATACGCCGGTCTGGTCCTTGACCAGGATCCGATCGCCGGTCGCAAGCACGACCCCGTCGAGTGTGTCGCCGTTCTCGACATCGGTCGCCAACGTGATCGCGACGGTGGTCGCAGCAATGACGGGTTCCTTCCAACGAAGGCCAGCCGACACCGCGTCGAGTTGCCCCTTCGTAATGAAATCATTGGCCGCGACGCCATCGAGTCCGCGCATGATCGCATACGCGGACAGGGCGTTATTCCGGGCCTGAAGTGCGCCGCCCGAGGTGTTCAGTTGCGGGCCGCCCTTGCTCAACTCGACGTTCCCGGCCAGGCCGGTTTGATTGTACTGCTTGCTCATTCTCTCGTCTCGCTATCTCGTGATCGTGTCCATGACCCGGAACTTCATCGTCGTGGATGTCCCCGCCCCGGACCCGACTAAACGGAGAACAACGTCGCTGCCGACTATGGCGGCGGTGATAGTGAACACGGGCACCGGGTTGTCGGTCGGGACGGTAAGCAAGTCGAGCCCCGTCCCGGTCGCACTGATCCCGATATTCGCCCGGTGTACTGTGGTCTTCCCGGAGGATTGTGTGAACATCGCTTCCACGACGATCATCCCGAGTGAGGCGAGGCCGACGACGACATCCGTCCCGGGGGTATCGTCCGCGACGACGATCGACTGGACCGGGGGGAGCGAGTCCCCTCCGGCAGCACCGACGCCCACGGTCTCGACGAACGCCCACGATCCTTCGCTCACGCTCACGATCGCATCGGTCCGCGAGATAAGTGCGACGTTGATATTCTCCGTCGGTTGGATGATGACGGATTGCGAGTCCCCGCCGAAGCCAGTGGTCGCACCCGACGCCCATAACAGGACCGGCGAAGATAGGATCTCCCCGGAGTCGATGTCCATCCACGCGAAGGAACTCCCGACGCCGTCGCATGCGTACCCGTCCGCGAGGTCCCCCGCGATGTGGCAGACGAGCCGATAGGCCTTGCCGCCCTTCAACTCGAACACGGGCGTACCGGCATCGGGGACAACGAGCCCGCCGCCGCCACTATCATCGAGCGAGGGAGCGAACGGGACGCGGTCGTTCCTCACGATCGGTTGGGTCGACAGCACGCGCATGTGCAGCCAGTCGGCGCCAAGGTGAGACTCGACGAACTCGCGGGTTGCGGCGTCCTGCGCTCCGACGGGCGACGCCACATTGGAGATATGGTGAATCCCCCCCATGTCCATGTCGCCCGTCATCGGAGACGAAGAGCCGTCGCGCATTGCATACTGCGGGTGTGGGTCCCCGACGAGCAGGTTCCCGAGCAACGCATGGTCCGAAACCGGAACACCCGCGCCCGCCGATAGGTTCGTCCAGTTGGACGCGTTGAAGGATGACCCCGAAGTGAAGGCCGAGTTCGCGCGGTAGAGCACGCCAAGATATACGGCGAGATCGTCCGTCAAGTATGCGGTGGCCACGGCCCAATCGCGCGCCGGCGAGTCCCACGTCCCGTCCCCTTGCAAGCTCCTGAAACCTTGACCCGCGCCCGGTGCAGGCGAGAGGCCAGCCGTCCCCGCTGTCGATGGCGTGGCGCCGGTGAGGTATGCACCCGCCGCCATGTCGACGAGGTCGACGGACGCGTCCACGATCTTCGACGAGTCGACGGAGTCCGTCGGCACGGTGCCCGCACCCGGGGCGAGCGAGTCCACCCACGTCTGCAACGCCGCGTCCGTGCACTCCCAATATGTCGTGGTCTTGTGCTGTTGGGCTAGGTCTCCGGTCTTCAGCCCATCGGCTTCGACGATGGCGTCCCGCTCCGCGGTGTCCAAGCAGATCCAGACCTCGTTGTGTTTGCCTAGCGGCCTAGTCATGTCGGACCCTCGCGTCTACTTTCCAGTTCACCGTGGTGCCTGCTTCTCCAAGTACGCGGATCTTCACTTCGTTGACATCGAGATCCATGGACCCCGAAGCCGTGACGAAGCCTTCCCGCGTTGCGTTGCCCTCCGGCGTCATCTCGCGGAGCGTCCAAGTCTCCGAGCCCGGCCCACCGTCGTCGCGGTGAAAGCTCGTCTCGAACCTTCGCCAGTAGTGCTTCCCGCCCGTGGCCTGTCCGGTGATCGTCGTGACGATCGTTGTCGCCTGGCCATCGACGAGCGAGAGCAGCGTCCCCAACACGATCGGCGTCGCGTCTGTCGTTGTTCCTTCGAGTTCGATCAACACTGCGAATCCTTCCAGCTTGGTATTTGTCGGGTCTCCGAAACCGATCTGGAGTGTCCCGGCCTCGAAGTTGGGCTCCGAGCCCGTCGGGATCTCGACCTCTTCGGAGAAGGGGATCCAATACTTCAGGACGCCAGCCACAGACGCATCCCACACGCCCAACCCCATAGCGAAAGTGTCTTCCGTGATCGGGTCGAAGACGTGGTCCTCCGCGTTGTACCGAACGACAGCGCGCTCGTCTTCGTTGGAGACCGTCTTCGTTAGCCACTCCGACACCTCTTCGCGCGCGTAGCCTGTCGCGGTCGACTCCGTACCGTTCTCCCCGTTCTCGTCGGGCATGACGGTGAACAACCCAACCCAAAACGAAGTCGCGGCCGGTATCACGGCGAGCGCGGCGGCCTCCAGTTCTTCCTTCGCTAGCGTCATCTCAACCCCACACGATCGCGCCGCGGTCCGGGACCTCGCCGACTTGGTAAACTGGATCAACGGCCGGATGCACTAGCACGTGCGCATGCTCCCCGGCCGCGTTCGAGATCGCATCGGAGATCCGGGAGCGATTGATCGTCGTGACATCGCCGGCAGAGTCCGCGAGTTGCCCGTCCCTTGCGAGCATGTCGTCCAGTTCGGCCTCGACAGCGACGCGGACTTCGGCCTTCTGTTCTTCGGTCTCGATGCCTTCCGAGTATTCGAGCACGATGGAGAAGGGGAGCAGGACATGCTTCGCGGCCTCCACATAGACGTCGTCAACGGCGGGCCGCTCTTCCACGATATGAAGCCGGACTTCTTCGACGAGCGCGGCGCTAGCTTGGCCCGATGACGTGTCGATGATGATCAGCACCGACCCGGGGTCGTAGTATTTTGGGATCGGGGTCGCGGCGCTAACAGACCCGATCTCCAGCGCCCAGTCCCGATATTCTGCGATGGTCCCCCCTGCCCGCGGGGCTTGAAGGTGGTCTTCGAGCCGGGCATATAGATCGGTCCCGGTTTCGTCTTCGGTGCCCCCGGTCAAGCCCGCATCCCCGACAGTGGCTTCGGGGTCGAGCCCGATCACTACGGAACCGGACTCCAGCGTTTCGCCGGCGTCAACGTTGAAGGCCTCGCCGGCGTCGACCGAAACGACATCGAAGACCATCTGGCCATTCTCGATCGTCGCGGCTGCGACCTGCGAATACTCCGCCCCGTCTCCGAGCCTCTGCCAGATATGGCCGGCTGGCGTGGTCGTCAAGTCGACCCCCGTCGCGGTCACGGACCCGGACGCCGTGTCCGATTCCTTCGCGTCCATGTCCGCGAGGATTCTCGTCCATCGTCTGAGGTATGCGAGTTCCGTGGACGGGCTCGGGACCATCTGCCGAAGCGCCCACACGATGTGGCCATGGAGCCCATGCGACACCCCACCGAGCGCGGTAGCGATCGCACCTTCGGGAGAGTACCGGAGAAGGGCCCGCGTTTTGTTCGTCGCCTTGACGACATCGTTGACGGTGCGCTTCACAAGTTGGCGAAGCGTGGGTCTGTTGAATGGCATCCTATCCGGCCTCCAATACGGTCAAGCCGTTGGCGTCGTCGAGCGTGTGCCCCCAGTGCCCGACCCACAGCGGCGCGGCGTCGTCTCCGTGGAAGGCTTCGACCTGAAAATCCAGGCGATCGTTGTCGTTGTCTATCTCAACGACGACCGCGATCCGCGAGCAGATCCCGTCGTCGATCCAGTATTGGAAGGCCTCAGACAAATACCGCTTCGCACGCTGCACCACGGTGTTCGTTAGGACATCCCCGTAAAGCGTCCACATCCGCGAGCCCATGCGCCGCGGTTTCTCCAACGCGTCCGCCCAATACCCCGACCGCTCCGGCCCCGACTTCGTGTCGTCCGGTGCTTCGGTCAAGATCGTGATCGCGGCGAGCGTCCACAAACCTTCGTCGAGATCGTAGCCGTAACCATCATCGCTTTCGACGAAGTCCCACCCGATCGCGTCTTCGTTCCTGCGGAGACCCAGCACACGAACACGGTATGGGCACTCGAAGCGGGCGGCGAAATCCCCGATTTGGACGGCGGCAGATCGGCGGGCGAGGGTCGGGACTCCTTCGGGATTGCAACGCGAGCGGGCCGGGTCGAGCGATGGGGAGTCGCACGGCCCGGCCCGCGATTTGATACGGGCGGCCCGCGCGGATACGGTGTCCCCGGGTCTCATGGCCCACACGGGGAGGGGGAGCACCGGGTCTCAAGGGGTTGGCACCCGGACCGCTCGCCCTCCCCGACCTATGCGCGGCGCTGTAGCGGCCTCACAACGGCGAAGGCCCCGACGGGGCACCGTGTGAGCCCGCCGGGGCCGAAGCCCTCACAATCGAACGTGGCGCTCCTAGGGGAGCAGCGTCCGCGGGCTCACGTCCAGCGCTTCGGCAAGCGCCACGAGGTCGTCAACGGTGATCGCGCGGTTTCCCGCCTCGCGCTCGACGATCCACGTGTGCGACCTCCCGAGCGCGCGGCCTATGTCTCGCGTCGACAAGTCCTTCGCCTCGCGCACGCTCCGTGCTGCCTCGCCGACCCTCCTGCTCGTTGTTCCTACTGTTGGCATCTCTTCGTCCCTTCCTTGTCCGCCGGTTTGCTATCCATCGCTGGCCTCCCGTTTCAGTTCGGCGACCGTGACCCCAGGGAGGAGGACCATCGCGTACGGGGTCCATTCCCCGGCGGCATGATTCCACCCGCTAGAGCGAAGCACCGCGCCGGCAGGGGTATCCATGGCGTCCGTGTACGACTTCGAGCCCTCGTCTTCGATTTTGATCCATCCTGATTCGGCGCTACCCATCGCTGGCCTCCTGTACCCCGTCGAGCGCCGCGAGCACCGTCTCCAACGGGTCGACACCCTCCGCCGTGTAATCGTCCGCGAACCGGGTCGCGTGCCACGGACGCTTGCCGCCATTCGCCCGGCATAGATCCACCGTGCGCTCGCTTAGCGCGACCCATGCCCGCAATCCGTCCGTGTTGGACGGGTACAAGTAGGAATGGGAATCGACCCATGCCTTCGTGTCGAGCATGTGGATCTCCAGACCCGGCGCGAACGTGATCGCAGTCCCGAGCACGTCGCCGTCCACGTCGTAATCCCGGACGCGCACAAACAGCCCGCGGCCCGTGTCGAATGCTTCGGTACGCTCCAACCCGCTCGCGTTTGTGTCGATGTTCACCCAACGCGAGCGAAGCGACGGAGGATCCACCAGAGAAGGGCCCTCAGACGCGAGCCCCTCGGAGTCGTTGTCCTCCGCGTCATCTCGGAGCAAGCGGTGGGCGTAGGCCTTGACGCTTTCGCCTTCACGCGGGCCGCCGCCGGGGAGCGGTTGATCCACACTGGCCCGTGGCCGTTCGGTCGAGCCGCTATCGGCCGGACTGTTTCGTCGATTCTCGTCTCTGTTTTCATCGTTCATATGGGGTTGACCTTTCACCGTTGAACCCCGCCGCGGTGAGACCGGGCGGGGTTGGTGTCCTCCTTCTCTTCGTTGGGGTGGCTACTTGGGGAGGGCTTCGTACTTCTTCCGGAGCACCTCCGCGCGCGCCTTCGCTTTCTCGTACTTGTCGACGGCTTCCTGGATCGGGGGCGGCAGGGGTTCGGCGTCGCCCCCCGCGGTGTAGTCTGTCACGGCTTGCCCGATGAATCCTCGCGTGTTGGTGATATCTCGCTGCGCAGATTCCAGGTCCCATCTCGCCTTGCGCTTCGCGTCCTTGCGTCGTTTCGTCGCGGGGTCGTGCTGCTTGCAAAGACCTATCATCTCTCCCTCGCGCTCCTTCGTCCGGTCGTGTGAGCCGGCGGGCTTGCGCAAGCATTGGCAAGTTGAGACGCTCCGGCCGCTCACGGGGACACTCGCACGGCATCGCGTTTTGTCGACGGATGCTTCGTAGCGCGAGTGGGGTTTATAGATAAATGGGAAGTGGTCGTCCTTCATGGGGTTGGCTCCTTCGTGTTGGGGCGGGGGTTAGACGCGGGCGCGGGGACGGCCACCAAAGCGGACGGCGCGGTCTGCTTGTCCCTGCGCCCGGCGTTCCTGCTCGCGGACCAGTCCGCCCCATGGGAGGTGGGAATAGGTGTAAATGACCACGAGGTTCTCAAGGCTCGCGTAGAGATACAGGGCGGCGCGGGACGATGTCGTTGAGGTGCTCACAACCCGAAAGCCCCGCGGCGATACCAGCGGGGCCGGGGTCGATAGGGCGGCGGGGCTAGGCCATGAAGAGTCGAAGCGCGAGCCACTCCAGCGAGCGGTCGTTGCCTGCAACGATCTCGCGGCGGAACAACTCCCCCAAAGCTTGCCGACCCGCAAGGGTAGTCAAGTCGAGATCATCGGCGGCCAAGACATCGGCGGGGCAATCTACGGAGCGGCGGGGGTCGGTGGGGTTGGCGGGGCAGGACATGAACAGAACAATGCGCTCGCCGAACCCGGTCCGCAAGGGGGACCACGGCGGAAAGCAGCATTCGCCCGCGCAAGGGGTGGTCCGGGGCCAGGACCAGGCGTTATTTTTTCTCCCGTCCTCCCCTAGACCGGGGGATCGACGCGGCTCGACCCGATGCGGGCGGCCCGGATCCGTCCTATCACGGGGCGGTCTTGCTGGTGGCGCTCGTCGTCGTCGGCAACTGGCCGAGCGCTGTCGCTATCGCTGCAAACGCGACCCCGACGGGGACGAGCGGGCCGACCATCGCCGCGACTTGGGCCTGGATGACGACCGCGAGCGCCTGAAGGTTCGCGTCTGTCACCTCGCCGACCGCAACCGACAGCGCGGCCGCTTCCCCTCCTAGGTTTACCGTCTGCCCCGCGAAGGGGGTCACGGACACCGACCCGTCGACAGCGGCGACGATGTTCGCCGGTGTCGCGCCGCCGCTCGTTGTCGTGACCTCGCCCGCCGCACCGACGACCACCGACGCGCCCGGGATGTCCCCCTCGCCGTCGGCTTGCTTGATCCGGATCGTCCCGTCCTCCTGAAGGTGGATCGTCTGCCCTCCGCTCGTCGAGTAGACGATGGTCTCCCCCTCTTCGAGCGAGTGCGGCCGCGCCTTCGGTCCGAAGAGGAATCCGATCCGCTGGTCCCCAAGACGAAGAACGATCCCCCGCGAACCCGCGGGAGGTCGACCGGAGATCCCGAAATGTTGAAAGATCGAAACCCCATCGTCCCCGGCGAAGTCGCTCGACGCGACTTGACCGGTCTGGACCCCGCCTTCCTCGTCTCCGTCCGGGTCGTCTGAGGTCGACGAGAGAGAGCCCATCTCGACGACATCGTCAAGCGCGTTGGCCACCTCCTCGAAGCGGCGGTCGATGTAGTTTTTTACCTGCTCGAATACTGAGGCCATGCGTTACCAGTCCGTCTCGGGGCCGAGCAGTGTAGCCAGCCATTTGTCGTAGGCAATCTTCGCTTCCTCCGCGTTGCCCTGATAGAGCAGCGTCGACCAGTGGTCGTCGGGCGGCGGCTTCGTTCTCTTGAGTCGAGCCGTGGGCGGGATAGTGTCGAAGGCCTCGCGTCTCACGAGTTCGAGTCGAGCAGTGTCGCCCTTGTCTTCCGCGAGTTTGTAGCTCACCGAAGAGATCAGCAACGGCGAGTCCGCATAGAGCAGCGGCTGGCGATAGTGGACCATCTCATTTGGTACCCACAACGAGCCGTCGAACTTGTGCCATCCCTTGATATCGACGAAGAACCGACGCGAGCGACCGGCCCGGACGTTGCGCTCCCACTTGACCGTGTTCTCTAGCTGCTTCTTCTTCCCGTTCCCGGAAAGGATCTTCAGCCGATGGAGTGCCACGCCTTCGTCGATCTCCCGGAACACGCGCGACGGGAGGTCGGCCCCGAAGATGTCCCCCTTGCCCGGGTGCTTCCCCCGGATCAAATAGAACTGAAAACGATCCGTGAATCGACCCTTGCGACTTTCCGCGAGGACATCCGCCATCGCGTGGAGCGTCCCGAGCGGGGGGAGTTCCGTCGCCTTCGCCAACGTGAGCCCGCTACCTTCGTTCGGGATCAACAGCAAGCCGCGTTCCTTCGCCGCGCGGTCACACGCGGAGAAGACAGACTCGCCGAAGTTGAGCGAGAACTTCCGGAAGGTGTCTCCCAGATCGACGCCGATCGGGACCTCTAACTCGATGTCGTAGCCTTCGAGCAGGGCCGCGATTATCTTGTCGACTTTCTTATTCCGCCACGCGCCGGCGCCGTTGTACGCGGAAGAGTCGACGATCTGCCCGCCCCGACTTCGTGCCGTGATCGAGACGTTGTACTCGCTTTCCCCCAGGTCAATGTCGACGTCGTCGAGATACCCGTCGACCACAGTGATCCCGTTGCTCGATACGGAGAAGGGCGCCCCAAGCTCGAACGGGAACGTGGTCAAGTCGTTGGCGTTCGCGTCCGTGTGGTACCCGAGCGAAACGGAATGGGCGACCTGCTCGATCGACCGGTTGATCGCCACGGACGTCCAGCCGGAGACGACCTTCTCCCCGATGTGCATCCTGATATCAGGCATCGACCACGAGCACGGGCCCGTCCGTCCCGGTGAATAGCGGGTTCGCTATGTTGTTCTGGTCGATAATGCTCTGATCCTGCAACGCGTCACCATAGACCCAGTGGGCCACGAGCAGCGCGTGGGTGGGTGCTCCCACCTCGAACTCGCGGAGCGCCGGAAGGTTCGCCGACACATCGTGTATGTACTGTCGCAACGCCGCGTCGAGTTCGCCCATACGCTGGTAAGTTTCGTCGCTCGCGTTTTCGTCCTCCGCACCCGCAACGAGAACCGCCCCGACTTGCGCCGCGTAGTCCGTCGCCTGGTCCGCGGTGGCCATGGTCAACTCGACGGCCGCTGCAGCTGCCTCACAAGCCGCGGCAGACTTTAGGAACGTCTCCATCCCCGCAAGCGCGGCGGCCTCCTGCTCGCGCGATGGGGTCGTGAGCGGTACCGCATCGGAACCCATGTCTATGTCCGCGCCCCCCATCGCTTCGAGCGTCGCGTCCGCGGCCGCACTCGGGGCGATGCCGTCCGACGGGGACGTGGTCGTGTCCTTCTGAAACGCCTTCCCGATCCCGACCAGCGAGTTCAACACGCCCTGGAGGGTGGACGCGAGCGCGCCCGGGGTATTGAGAAGGGTTGTCACGCCGGCCGAGATATCGTTGAGCGCGTTTGATAGGTCGTTCAGTTTATTGAGCCGGCCCGCGACTTTCCCGTTCACCTTCCCCAAGACTTGCCCCACCTTATTGAGCGCGTTCGTTAGCGACTGAAGAAACCCGGGGCGGTTCTTCTCCGCCTCTTCGAGCGAGACGCCCAGCGGCACGTAGGCCAGCGCCGCGTCCAAGTCCAACGCGAGCGCACCCACGGCGAGGTAGTACGCCGACAGCACCGCGGGCCCCGGGTCGTCGAAGACTTGCGGGAAGTCTGCCGTCGACACGTCGACCAGCGGGATCGTGAAGGAAGCGGACCCGCCCTTCGCAGGGTCTTCCACGATCGTTACTTCGCCGTCGAGTTGACACCAGAAGATCCCCCAATACGGGTGGACGAACTCCCACGGGCCTTCGCTCTTCAGGACATCGCGCAGCGACTCCAGTTCGAGATGATAGAAGTCCCCAACGAGCACCCCGGAGATCTGGAACTTGTCCGGACGCGCTCCTAGGTCGCGCCCCTTCGCGTCGTCCTTCAGGGGGAAGATATAGAGAACCGTCCGCCGTCCGATGGTCGATCGGATTGATAGGTTTTTGAACTCGACGCCGTCTAGCGATGGCGTGTTTATCTCGTCGCGGTACGTCATCCCGAAGCCGTCCCTCTGTTCTGGAACATTCCCGTGTCGTCCTTCGTCTTCGTGACCACCGCCGAAGCGCCATCCGGAAGACCCTCGATCTTGATCGTGTGTTCCAGGTTCCCTTCGACCTTGCTACCGCCGGGGCCAGAGTCTCCGGGCGAGGCCTTACCAACGCCGAAGGCTTCCCGCTGCTTCCGTCCGAACTCCGCCACGGCGCGCTTGTCTGTCGGGTCGACGCCCGCCTTCTTCAGCGCTCGGTTCCTCGCGTCTTCCTCCCCGATCCGACCTTCGACGCTGGCGAGTGCCGCCGCGCGTTCTGCCTTCCTGCCGGTAAACTGGTCTAACCCCTTCACGCCCAGGCCGCCGACGAAACCGCCTAGGGTCGACGCCGCTTGGAAGGCCTTATCCTGCGAGGCCTGTTCCTGCCGAAGCTTGCGCCGCTGGTGTTCGAGTTGTTTCTGGGACTGCGCGTCCCGGATGTTCTGCAGCGTGATCAGTTCGTCCGCGGCGAAGGTCGCATTGGCAGCAACGTCCGCGAGCGCGTCCGACCACTTGAAAGTGTCGTCCAGTTGCTGCCCGATCGTGTACCCGGCGACAGCGGCCGCGAGCACGCCGACAGCGGCCCCCGCCTTTCCGCCCTTCGTGCTGATATCGGACAGGTTCGTCCCGAGCGCCTTCGTTGCCGCCTGCCCTGCAGCGGTCTCCGTGGCCAGCGTCTTGATCCCGCTCGCCGCGAGTTCGGCCCCGGACTTGACCAGCGGGAAGACGACCTTCGCCGCGGACATACCCGCGTTGAACACGAGGACAGCGTCGGACGCGACCTTGATCCCTACCGCAAGCACCCCGATAGCGATCGTGGCCTTGGCGATCGTCGTGATCGTGCCCGGGTTCTCCTTAGCGAACTTGGCGAGGTCTCGCACCAACGGAGTAACCTGCTTGACGACATCGAGCGCCGCGGGTGCAAGCCCCTGGCCTAGCTCGATCTTCAGGTCGGCGATCGCTGCTTCGGCTCTCCGGATCTTCCGGTCGTCCGTGTCCATCATTTTCTGAACAGCGGCCGCGGCAGTCTCCGCGCCGTCCGCCTGGTCCGCGAGCGCTTCCCCGAACCTTTCCATATTCCCGGCCGTCAATGCGATCACAGCATTGCCACCGCGGATCGACCCGAAGAGCTTGGTATAGCTCTCGGGCTCGAAGCCCTCCGCGTTGACCATCTCCCGCATGAACTGGTCAAGGCCCTTGGTGCGGAGCGCTGTTTCGTTGAACTCGATCCCGAGTCGCTTCGCTTCCTCCCTCGCTTCCTTGCTCGGTTTCTTGATATTGGCGAACGCCCCCTTCAGACCCGACACGCTCTCGTTGGTGTCGATGCCTTGCTTCGTGGTCGTTGCGATCGCGGCGTTGAGTTCCTCCATGGAGATCCCGAGCGCGTTCGCTGACGGAGCAATCCGACCGATCGAGGTCGCGAGCTCGGGGATGGTCGTCTTTCCGGCCTTGACCGCGGCCATGAGGGACGCCGTCGCCCGGGACGCTTCGGTACCTTCGAGCCCGTAGGCGTTGAGCAGCGACGTTAGACCGTCCGCGCTCGCGCCGAGTTCGGCATTGCCCGCGATGGCCAACCGGTTCGACTCCGCGAGCAGCGCGTCCGCGGCGGATGCAGACCCGGCGCCCGCCGATATGATGTCGTAATAGGCTTTCGCCTGCGACTGCGCGTCGTTGCCATATTCGAGCGCGGCCGATCGCGTGACCGCGTCCGCGCTCTTCATGCTGATATCTGTCGAGTCGTCGAGCAGCGTCCCGATCTCCGCGATAGATCGCCCCTGCTCGCGCGCCGCCTGCAGCGGTACGGAGACCGCGGAGAAAGCCCCTCGCGCTATCCTGCCGGCTCCCGCGGAAACCTGCGCAGCGTTGGCCGCGAGGTGCATCCCGCCGCCCGGCGTCCTCCTACGGTCGAACAACCCGAAGGCCCCGCGCTTCCCCCCGCGCGACGCCGACTTCGCCTCGACTCGCTGCTTCCTCGCCTGCTCGCGGTTCCACGACCGCGCCACGTTGTTCTGCGCCCGCTGCCTCGCCCGCTGCTCCGCCTTCGCGGCGCGCTGCACAGACCGCACGCGGTCTCTTTCCTCGCGTACGGTCGCAGTCTTCCTCGCCCGCTCTTCGCGGACAATGTTCGACATCTGAGTCTTCCAGACGGACTGCGCCGCGGCCTGTCTTACGTTCTTCTCCGTGTTCGCAGAACGCCGGACCGCGGCCGTCCTCTTCGCCATCGCCGACGACTCAAGCTTCACACCCCCGCGCGTCGTGCCACCAGAGACGAGCGCCGCCTGGGCCTTGTCGATCTTCTGGATCGTCTGCAGGTAGCGATTCGCTCCCCCTAGGTTCGCCTTGATCCCTAGGGTTAGCGACGCGGTGAGCTTACTTCCAGCCATTCGCCCGCGCCTTCTGGATCCGTTTGAAGAGGTCGAGCGCCTCCGCGGGGGTCATGCTCATGACGTCAGAATAGGAGACCGAACTACCAGACAATAAATGGGCGGCCACGTCCCTGTAGTTCTCTACGACGAGGCCTGACCTTTTTTTCGGTAGTTCTCCATGACCACCGACAGCGCGATCCAGTCCGCGATGTGCAAGCGCTTGACGACAGACACCGGGACCCCTGCGACGTTGGCCACTAGATGCATCTGCTGCCCGAAGTGGCCGTCGTCCATGTCTTCCGCGCGGATCAGATCCTGATTCGACAGTGTCCGCCACCAGATGTGACCGGGCGCTTGCTCCTTCTTCTCCTTGTCCGTCCTCGCGTCCCGAAGAGGTCGGGAGATGATGACCTTCGTCCGGCCGTCCTCTTCGTGGAACTCGCTCGGGATCGTCGCCCTCTCCATCGCGTCCGCGAGTTGCATGATCCGGTCGCTGTCGCCGTGCGAGCAGCGACGAAGCATCCCCTCCGACACATTCGACAGCCCGGCGATCAGAGCTGTCGCCCACGCTCGCTTCTGGTGTTCCTTGTAGAAGTCGCGCTCCGCGACGTCTTCGACGTACACGTCCCGGCGGATCCTGAGTTCCTTCGGGTCGGTAGCTTGCGGTCGCTCCCATGGCCCCGACAGCGGGAAGACGAGAAAGTCCCCGTCGACCTTCAACGCTCCCGGCGTGTCTTCGGTGAGTTCGTCCGCGGGTTCTTCAGTTGTGGGGGTTGGCTCTTCGGTTTGCATGGGCGACACCATGCCACGCTACCCGGCGCACAAAAAAAGCAAGGCCCGCGACGCGACAGCGTCCAGACCTTGCTCCGGGTTCCGGCCCGATTGCGCGGTGCCCTAGACCTCAGTGGCGGGGCCCGATCGGAACTGGACTTCGATCTTCCCTTCGTTCACCTCCAGCGTGTTGACCACTGCCGCGCCTGTCAGCACATACGTGATCCCGGTGTCGGTAATGAACTCGACGGTAACGGATTGCCACGCTTGCATCGCGGCAATGTCGGTGTCGCTCATGTGCGCGAGGTTGCACGTGATAAGGCCAGCCACGACCTTGTACATCTCGCCGTGATAGGCGTCGCCAACGACCGCCTCGCCTTCGAGCCCGCCGAAGTTGATCGTCGGAGTATCGACGACCCTCTGGCGCGAGCCGTCGACCTTGATCTGGATTACCCCTGTTACTTTTGCCATGTGATTCTCTTCCTTTCCTGTCCGTGTTCGGGGTTACGCGAAGACCATTCGACCAGCCATGAAGCGAAGCGCTCCGATGACGGTGGGATAGAGAAGCACGTCCAACCGGTCCGGATCGAGGTCGTTGATCTCGACCAGAAGCGCCTCCTTGAACTTCGCCTTGTCGACCACCCAACCTTGGTCGCCGAAGAAGTCGTAAAGGCCCAAGAGGTCCGCCTTGATCGTGTTGGGCGTGACCACTGCCGCTCCGGGTGCCACTTCGGTTTCGTTCGGCGCGAGGTTGTAGTCCGGATACTTGCTCGCAATGAACGCCCGGATAGAGAACCTGAGCACGGACAGTGTGCGAACCTTCGTGACGTTCAGGTACGCGATCGTCTGGAAGCCGCTGCTGTTTACTTGGTGCATCGTGATCAAGCGCTCGATCTGCATGCGTCCACCAGCGGCAGGGCGCACGGTAGACACTCCATCGTGTAGGAGAAGCTCGCGTTCCGCGGTGTTGAACTCCGTCCCGCTTGCGGGCGGAAGCATGCCAGTGACCTCCCGGCGCTGTCGTGGTCGAGCCGGGCTTGGCATCGCAGCGTCAATGCCCGCGATGATGGACGACCCTTCCCACGGGGTCATCAGGACCGGGCCGAACCCGAGCAAAACGAGCATGTGGGAGTTCCGGGAATCCCCGAGCGTTTGCGTTGTCGTGTGGTCGGCCACGATACCTGTGAAGCAAAGCCCGTCGTTCTGCCTGTCCGGTCCCCATCGCGCTTCCAGTTCGATCTCCATCGCGGTGAGGTTCGCGGCGTCATGGTATGGCATGACGATCGTGTCGTAGGTCTCCGACCCGCCCATCGCAGTAAGTGCGATCCCGACGTCCGGGTTGCCTGCACCGCTGGCCATCGGCACGACAACAGCGGTCAACCCCGCGGGGATCTTCTCGTCGTCGTTGTACAGGACGCGAAGGTCGATCTCGTTGGCGGCCTCGCCCGGGTTGCGCGAGGTCAAGGTGAGCACCCCAAGTGCAGCCGCCCCCGTAACCTGCAGGTCAGGCACTTCGAGCATCGCGGCGGCAAGCGCAGCGACAACAACCGTCATGGTGTCGCCGACAGCGACGGCGACGCGGATCCTAGTCTGGTGAATCCAGAAGTTCATGATGTCGGCCGCGGTTGCCGTGCCCGTCATGGTCAATGTCCCCGTCGCGTTGACGGCTGCACCGTCATCGTCGAGCGCGACCGCATACAGTGCGATCCCCGGGGCCTTTGACCTGAAGGCTCGGATCTCAGCGGCGAGCATCGACCCCTGGCCGAAGAAGTCGTCGCCCTGAAGATCAGAGGTCACCCCCTTGACGACACCTTCGGCGACACTGCCGGCGCTTGTCCGTTGCCCAATGAGGATCGCCTTGTGCGGTTTGCTTGGTGGAACACTGGATCCAGAAGGATCGAACTCGATCTGGATGTCGGGGACGCGGTTGTCCGCGTTGATAAAGTTGAATGCGATCGCCATGTGCTGTTAGCTCCTATGCCTTCGGCGGTTCTCTCGGGTTGCGGGGTTGGCTCTCGGGTTACTTGGTGGACGGGTCCTCAGACTCGCGCGACTTCTTCGGCGCGGCCCTCGGTGCGAGCTTCGGTGCTTCTGGCTTCGGCTCTTCGCAGATTATGGCCCCACCTTCGGCGACGCGGCGACGCCAGAACACATCCCACGGCTTCGACTCGCCTTCAGGCGGGAGCCTCCGCTTCGTCTTCGGGTCTCGCACCGTGGCGGGCTTCCCATCGGGGAGCATGCGGGGCTTCAGGAATCGGACTTCGGGTTTCTCGGGTGTTGTGCTCATGGCTACGTGAGGTCCACTTCAGCGGATGTTTCCCGCTCGTTGTCTGGGAAGTTGGGGTCCGTCCCGATGTCTTCGCTATCGGGCGGGATTATGTAGAACATCGCGGTATCAAAGTCTCCGAGGTCGACGGGCCCGTCCGGTCCGATGCCCGCGTCCGGTCCAAACGCGAGGCACTCATTCTCGGAGGCGAGGAAGTCGACGTCGATCTCCTGCCACCATGAGACCATCCACAACCCGAAGCCCTTGGTCTCCATCTTCGCGGAGTAGACGGATGCCGCTTCTATGTCCTGCGCTGTCGACATGACGGGCGAGTCCGCTTCGTCTCCGAACCTGCAGGACCGTTTGGCCAGCCATGACTCGACTTGCGAAGCGAGGATGGCCGCGCAGTCCCAGCGGTTAGGCGATCGCCTGTTCTCGCAGATGATCCAGCAAGCGAAGCGCGTGCGGCTGATAGACTTCTGGAGGTCCGTTCGGTAGGCGAGGACGGAGAACAGCATGGCCGGCGCGCGCTTGCTGATCTTGCCGATGTCTTCGACCGTGAAGTTCCCCCCGTGGCTCGCAATCTCGACGCCGTCGCCAGCCACTCCGAGGTCGGTCCACTCGGCCGGGACGAAGGTCGGGGACCCGGCAGTGTTCGCAAGCAGCCGGTATAGATGCCACTCACCGGGGCCGTTGACGCTGGAGTCGATCACGAGCTTGCCCGCGAGGTAAGGCGTCGACGCTTGCCATTTGAAAGCGTCGCGCGACCACATCCCCTTCGCGGCCGCAATGATCGCGTCCCTCGCCCGGATGTGGTGGCCGAGTAGGGCAGTCATGGGACCATAGCCTCCATGAGGAACTCACCGACGCGCGACTCGATGGCCGAACGGTCGTCGAGTGAGATCCCGAGATAGGGGCGGGCCTTCGCGCCGCGTCGTCTCGAACGCGCGCTGGGGTTCTGGTGGTATCCCGCGTAAATCAGTTCGCTGCCGATCGTGGCCTCGCTATCGGTCGCGCTCATGTGGATCGAGTCGAGCAAGTCGCCGCCCAGAATGAGCTTCCCGTCCCCTCGCCCTGCTCGCCACGCGGCATAGGCTGGAGTCCAGTCGACCCACGGTTGGCCGTCTGGCCCTTCCTTCGTGTCGAAGCGGTCGCGCGTCTGCTCTTCGACCATCTCCCCCATGTCTTCGACGAGGTCGGCAGTGTCGAGCGTTGCGAGCCTCTCCGCTTGCAATAGCGCGAGGTCGAAGAACTCAGAGGTGGCGACGAACTGCAACATCAGAAAATCTGATCCAGGTTCTTCTTCGCGCGCTCGCGGTCGGCCGTGGCGATGCCAGTGGTCGTGACGAAGTTCCCCCCACCGGCGTCGGGGTCGGGGATGCCTAGGGATATCGTCCCGCTGGCGATGCCTTCGAGGGTCTTCCGTGCGTCTTTGTATCGCATGCGCAACCCGTCGTCCTCTTGAGTCGGGCCGCGGCATAGCTTCCACATGGTCACATCGATCACGATGTCTACCAGTTGACGTGGAAGCGGAACGGAGATCACGGGCACATCGTAGCGACGTGAAACGTAGCCGTTGACCTCGCCTTCGGCACCTTCGATCGCACGCTCGATGCGGAGCACCACGGACGGCGACGCGATGTCGTCCGTACGCTCTTCGTCCGCGAGCGTGAGGACTTGATCCTCACCGTACCGCTGGACGAGGTCGGCGCTTGTTATGTAGTGAAGCGTGGCCATCTCTTACTCCGCGAGCGCAGTCGCAAACGATGCCTGGATCTTGCCGTGAGACATCATGTCGGCAGCACGGCGGGCGGGGTCTGAGGCCTGGTAACCCGCGGCTTCGACAGCGTCGGAAAGCGTGGCGCCCTTCAGGATCGCGGTGACAAAGAGTCGTTGCATGCTGGTCAATGCTCGCCGGGCGTCGGGGTCCGGCTTCACGCCCTCGATGGCGGCTCGCATCGCGTCGATAACATCGAGGTGGAGACACCCCCACGAGCGGGGCGGCGTCCACGTGTCGGGCCCGTCGACGGCGGGCGGGTCGGGGAACTTGAATGTCTCCAACTTCCGGGCCTTCTCAACGACCGGGACCTCAACGTGCGGACACGAAGGCATCTCGAACCCGTCGAAGGAATCCCAGCCGGCGGGGAGGTCGAATGGATCGACGAGCACATCCGCCACCGTGACGCGGCTTGCCATCCCCCTCTTCAGGTAGGGGTCCCAGTAGCCGTTCATAACTCCAGCCGACCACTTGCCGTGGGGCAACGTGCCGCCCTTGACCGGGTCGGGGATCTCGATGTTCGGCGCTGGACAGATCGCGGTGCGTAGAAACTTCATGGCGTGGGCCTCGTGCTCTCGTACTGGTGCGCGTTGAGTGTCATCCAGGCGCACGTGAAACCGGTGATCGGACTGTGATAGACCCGGGCTTCCTGTTGTGGCGTGAGTGTCACGGGTTGGAGAAGGGGGGCGGCGCTGCTCTCGATCGTGTCGGTGCTTCGTCCGCCGGAAGGTGTTGGGGTTGGCTCGGGTCTCATGGCTAGGCGCTCCCCTACAGGTAGGGCGAGACGATCAAGTCGACGGCGCCGGCGTTGGTGTTGGTGGCTCCACTGGCCTTCACGAGCGCCTTGATCAGAGCGTTGGCTTTCGCGCGGTTGGCATACCCGCACACGAGGTGCGTAGGCTTGATCTCCAACTCGCGTCCCTCCCATGACTTCGCCTCGCCCATCGCCTGCAGCGCGAGGTCGAAGTTCGTTTCATCCAAATCGGCCGCCGACCGATAGGCAAGCTCCGGCAAGGTGTAGCCGTGCGCGGCGCGGTAGTCGACGCCGAAGATATATTCCTTGTTGAGGAACACGTTGTTGTCCTTCGGGTCCGTGAAGGACACGAAGACGGGCTCCTGCCTGACCTGATAGATCAGAGGCTTGACGACCTCGTCGAGCGCGAGCAGGTACCAAGCAGCGCCGCCGCCGGCTTGCGAGTTGCTGAAGGTGCCGCCGCTATCTCCGAGCGGGTGAGCAGCGTTGAAGAACGACACGCCATCGTGGCAGATGTTGACGTGGCCTTCCTTGAGAAGGTTCCAGATCTTCTTGTCCGGGTCCTTCCCGACGCTCCGGCCGAGTGCCTCCATGGGCTTGTCGAAGCTGCTCGTCTTGTTGTCGTTGAAGGCGTTTCGGGGGACGCCGACGGTGCCTTCCCAGTCCTTGTTTGTGAGCAGGTAATCGCTCTGCGCGAGGCTCTGGACTTGGCGCTGTCCGACCCACTCGCGGACGCCGGGGAGGTCCCGAAGCCACGTGTAGTTTTCGGACTCAGTCTCCGAGGTGACGCGGTCGGCGATCTCGTCCCAGGTCTGTTTCGCCTCCATCTCCGTGAGCCCGGATTTGAAGTGTGCGTTGAACTCGATGAAAGCGTCGAGCGCGGTCTGGCTGTTGATCAACATGCTGAAAATCTCCTACGGTGTTGGTTGGGTCGGCTGGTGTTCTTCGTTGGGTGTTGGTGTGCTGTGGTGTTGCCGGCCTACTTGTTGCCGAAGGTGACGAAGACCTGGCCGTCTCGCACGTCGTAGATCTTGCCCGCGACGGACAGTGTCCCGGTGGCGTCTGTCTTCCCGACGGTGTGGTCGTCGACGAGATAGCAATCGTCGCCGATGTCCGCGACAAACAACTCTTCGCCGCCGGCGCTGTTGTCCATGCCCCATTCGCCGCGCTTGATCTGGACGGTCTTATCCCCGTCCGCGCCGGTGCTGTTGTCGATCGTCCGCTCGTTGTTTACCCCGGGGTAATACTTCCCCGTGGCCGCAGTCGCGGCGATGGCGTGCCCGGTCGCGTCGATCTCGATGACGGCGCCGGCGTAGAGCTTGGTGGCTGCCTTGACGGGGATGTGGAGGAGGTCTCCGATCCCTTCCTTGGTGTGGCGGTCCTGAGTCATGTTGGCCATGGTTGTGTCCTTGTCTGGTGGTCTTCGTGTACGTTGAGAAAGTGAGAGCGGCCGCCCCGACTATCGGCGCGGCCGTGTTGATCAGCCCTGAAGGCCGGGGTAGCGCGAGGCGATGTCCTGCTTTGACGCGAGGTAGGTCGCCTCCGAGATGTTCTGCTTCTTCGCCTTCGCCTTCTCTTCAGCGGTGAGTGACGTGGGCTCGTCTCCGGGAGCCTCCCTCGTGTGGAGGTTCTCGTTTGCGACGACCGGCGGAGCCTCGCCGATCATGGCCTCGAAGGCGGCTAGCCCTGCCTCAGTCGCGCAAGCCTGCGCGTGGTACTCCTTCGACGCGGGGGCGATGACGCCGGCCTTCAAGCCGCGATCGATCGCAGCGGTCGCGCGAGCAAGGTGGCGCTTTTCAGCAGCGACCTTGTCCGCGGCGGCGCGCTCGTCGACCTTCAACTTAAGCGAGTCATAGTCGGCGCGGGGGACATAGTCTTCGAGCTTCGGAGCGTTCTTCTCCTTGTCTCGGAGGGAAGCGATAGCAGTCGCAACGTCGCCTTCGGTTGCGTCTGCAGCGATGCCAAGCATGGCGATGATCGTAGCGAGTTCCATTTTCGTGTTCCTCTGTTGGTGTTGGGCGCCGACTTCTCCGGCAGGTGTTGGCCCCTCGATGTCGGGCCGTTCAGTTGACGCGGCGGGGCGCTTGTCATGCCCCGTGGTGCCGCGCTTTCGCAGTGAAGCAAACGCGCTCGCGCACTGCTTCGGAATGTGTCGGTACGAAGCGAAGGCCGGGTGCTCGACCCATGCGATCACGCTAGAACCGTCATCGGCGATGGGCTCGACGGGCTTCGCATTGGCGGGGATCGCCTTGTCCGCGAACCCATGGACGACGGCGTCGTCTGCAGATAGCCACGTTTCATCCTTGAGAAGAGCAGCCACGGCGTCGCGTTTGAGCCCGGACCGCGTCGCGTAGATATCAAGCATCGCCTCGACGTGAGTCTCCAGCACGTCCGCCCGCTTCCGCATCGCGTGCTGGTCTCCGAAAGCGAGAGCCCACGCTTCGTGAAGCATCATCATGGAGCCCGGGGCCATCGAGATCGTATCTCCGGCCATTGCGATCAACGACGCGACAGACGCCGCGATACCATCGACGACCACGTCGACCTTCGGAGCAGCGGAGCGGAGCGCGTTGTATATGGCCACGCCTTCGTTGACCTCACCGCCAGGGCTGTTGATCCGGACCGTGACCCGCTCTTCGCCTGAGTTCAGGGCGAGGAAACGGAGCACGCTCTTCGCGGTGATCCCCGCCCACCAGTCGTCGCTCACGACCGCGTCGTAGATATAGAGTTCTGCCGGCATCGAATGCAGTCGTATCACCGGACACCAGAGCACGCGAAATGCGGGACTTTGACGCCCCGTCAAGTCGGCGCGGTATGGTCCACCCGATGGCCGACCCAACAGACGCCCCCATGATCGCGGAACTCGAAGAGACCGCTTGCGATCCTGAGTTCCCGATCCTGTGCCCCCAGTGCAGCGAACCGATGATGGTCCACGCGATGGCGGCCTGGTGTCTGTCGCGGACGTGCGAAGTCTACGAACACCAGTGGGTCGGCGGGCGGTGGGTCGAAGACGAAGACACCCGCCTATCCCTCAGGCAGCTTGAATCATTCGACGCGGTGATCAAAGACCTTGGCGGCTACTGACTACCGGACCAGGCGATCGCCCCGCCAGTCATAGAGCCCCGCGGGGTCCCACTCTTGGGGGATAGGACGGCCGCCGTTGCGCGCCACGTCGTGATCGACACACAACCCGAGCACGGGCACGGCCCACAACGCGACCGCCTTCCAAATGGACTCGCCCGGGTCGTTGCGGCGCGAGCCCGAATAGTTCCGGTGTGCCTGTATCTTCGTGATCGGCATCCCGAGCCGGCGCCCCTCTTCGACAGCGAAGCGGACGGCCGCGCGAGCGGACTCAATGGTCCTCTCGTCGAGTACGTCCGGCGTCTTCCCTCCCGATATGGTCTTGGGATTGCCTTCGATCCCGCTGTAGTGGCCTTCGATCTCGATGCCGATCGAGAACCGGTTGGCCACGTTGCCTTGCCACACATACCGGGGGAGGCGATTCACGTAGAGGACATCGCCGTTCCGCAACGCGGCCACATGGCAGGCGACGTTATAGAATCGACGGTGCAAGGCCTTGCGCTCGCCGTACTTCTCCCGGTTGCGCCTCGTCGTCCCGAACTTGACCGCAGTCTGGTGCAGCAAGATCGTGTCCACGGTCGAATGGTCGCGCGGCGCCTTCCGCCCCTTCGTTAGCGCATGCTCCCCGGTGATATCGAAGAACTCAGACGCGCCGCGGAGTTCGACCCGGGGCGCGTCGCACTGCAGGTGATTGACCACCGCGGCGGGAACAAACCCCACCTCCTCCTCGAAGTCCTCTTCGCGCCACGCGAAACCGTGATCGCCCGCATAGTTGAAGAGCGCCGTCCACGTCTCGCTCCCGAGGTCGCCATCCGCACCGAAGCGCGGGAGCGTGTACCCCCTCCCAAGCAAACGGCCCTGGATGTGTTCGACTTCTTCGCCTCGGCTTCCGTAGATCATGGGCTGGTCTTTCTCGCGTCCTTCGACGATTCGAGCCATATGGCCCGCGTGTGTTCTTCGTACTGTGTTGGGTCGATGTCGTGTAGCGCGTAATCATCTCGGAACTTGCCCACCTTCGCGTCCGCCCAGTCGACGATCTGAGTCGCGGTCTGGCCTTGCACGGTCCGGGCGTGTGCCGTCATAGCGTAGGCGGCCGTCTCAAGTCTCCACCGCCCCGCACTCAACGCGACCGCGGCCTCGAAGTCGGCGTCGCCCATGCGCTTCCGTTGGCAGACGTGGACATACTCGTGCGCGAGCAGTCGAGCCTGGTCCCCTTCGCTGCGCGTGTCGAAGTCGGGCGGCACGGACACGGACTTGCGAAGCGTGACGGCGAACTTCGTGACCTCTGTACGGCGCTGGACGACGGGAGCGCCCGCGGCCTTGAGTGCCGTGTGTGCGGCTGCGAGATCCGCCGCGTCGTCTCCCGTGATCCACGAAGGCCAGCACGACCGATCCTTAGCAGACTCGATGTCGGCCGCCGATAGCTCGAAGGTCTGGCCCGTCGGCTCGAACGCCCCGGAGAACCCACGCGGGAGCATCGAGCAGCCCGGGAGGGTCGAGCAGAAGATCGCCATCCCGAGCGCGAAGACGCATAGCCAGATCGCCCGGTCCCTCCGGTCCCTCCGCCTCACGTCCGCGTAGAACCCTGTGATCGTCTGGCGTGACTGGATCGCGTTCATACCCCGCCCCCTTCCTCCGCGTCTTCCTCCGTCGGCTCACCGGCATCGTCCGGGGCCGCGCCTTCTTCGGGGGCCGCCGCATCGTCTCCGTCTCCGTCTCCGTCTCCGTCTCCGTCTCCGTCTCCGTCTCCGTCTCCGTCTCCGTCATCCTTTGGCGTCTGGGAGAACACGGCCCGGCCCTTGCTGGTAAGGACCACGTCGCCGTCCACCGGCTTCTCCCAACCGTATCGGCCGTACGCTTCCTCTTCCTTGACGGACAGGCCCGCGGCCATCATTGGCGATAACCCGTCGCTTGTGTTCTTCAGGTCCTCCGCGTCGTCGAACGACACGACCACCCGGTACTCGTCGGCGGAGTCCAGCCCGAAGTTCAGATCAATGAAGGGACGGAGCACGGTCTTCGTCAGCGCTTCGGCGAGGTCCTCCGCGACACTCTCCGAGATGTCGTGCCGGACCAGATCGTGGACGGCGGCCTGCGACAGACTCGACCCATCATCGCTCGTCATCGTCTGCCCGTTTATCACTTTCGACATCTCACGATTACAGGTGTCTACCATCTCGTGGAAGGCCTCGCCGTTGCCCTGCCCGCCCGGGTTCACAATGTCAATCGTGTGGGCCAGCGGCTTGACGCACGACGCGAACTCGCCGATCGCGTCGAGCGCGTCCTGGAGTTCCTGCACGTCCCCGTCCTTCGACGTTGGATTGTACGAACCGATCCGGACAGGCATCCCAAAGATCCCTAGGTACTGGACCCAGTCCTTGAAACTGTAGGACTTGAAGAGGTGCATGACGCTGCACGGGAGCGCGAGCCCATTGCGGAAAGGAAGCCCCGACTTGCGCGACGTTTCATATACGGCGAACACGTACGGAGGAAGCTCGCGGAACTTTTCCAAGTCCGTAGGCGCTTCGGAGTCGCGCAGCATTAGCTGCTGCCCCTTGTATCCGAAGTTCCGAGGGTCGGCCCACTTCACTTCCCGCGGCGCCCATATCGTCCCCGCCGGTCCAGTGCGCCAGAACATCTCGACGCACGCGTGACCCTTCGACTCCGCATCGAGCAGATGCTTCGTCAACCCCTTCCACACGGGCGACTTGACGAGGTGTTGCGTGCTCGCTTCGAGTATCGTCCCCTCCGGTCCTTCGATCCCCCACTCCAGCGAAGTGATCGCGTTCTTCAGGATCGTAAGCTGCGAAGCATAGTGGCTATCCCTCGACTCCAGTTCCTCCGCGAACCCGTGGAACTCGATCGAGTCGCCGTCCCATAGCTTCGTGATCATCCCCCCTAGCCTCTCAGGAGTGAGTCCGATCGCGGTCTGCAGCTTCCACTTCCCCTCAGAGGGCCTCGGGGGGATGATCACACCCGAGCCGGCTTCGAGTGTGGAGGGGTCGACGGGTTGCGGGTCTGCTTCGGCCATCGTCCACGACTTTACGTCGTCGACAGCACGCGCGCGAAACCCTACCAGGGCCGCTTGAATGTCGGTGTCCGCCGCGCCGGCGCCTGCTTGCGATTGCCTGGCATGACGCCCTTTGTCGCGGAATAGGCGAGCAGGCCCGCGATCGCCACGTCGCCGTGCCGCTGTTCTCCTCGCTCGCCCTTCGTCTTCCGCTTCGATGTGGTCGGGGCGTTCGTCGTGTCGTCCAGAACGAAGACCGCGAAGTCCACGATCACGTCCGGATTCTTCGGCACTTCGATCTCCTCACGCTCGAAGGCCGCCCGATAGTCGGGGAGATGATCGCCGTACCACTTCCGGGAAAGGGCCACGCCTTCGACCATCTCTTCCCCGTACCGCTGGACGGCGTGCTCTGCAACGCTCGCACCGTTGCCGCCCTTGTCGATCTTGCCTGCTATCCAACGCGGCAGGCTGTCGACGGTCGTCCATAGGATGCTCTCGAACTCGTCGAAGGGTACGCCGCTGCACTCGATGACGAAGGGAGTGGACCGGCGCATGTCGTCTTCGATGGCGTGAATGTAGATCACCGCCAGGTCCCCCTTGGCGCTGCGCCCGAAGTCGACGCCCCAGCCGTGTATGCGGTCCGGGTTCATTTTCTGAAGCAGCGGGGCAAGGTTCGCCGTGATCCATGTCGAGATCACCTCGTGGCGTTCTTCGGGTGGGTTGAGTTCCCATCGCTCCGGCAGGGCAAGCCGGATGATCGGGCACTCGACGGCCCGTGACTCGACGAGCGAGCGCGGGAGGTACACGTCCCCGGCCCGCCCCGGAATGCACTGGTATTCCTGGCCCGCGCGCGGAGACTTCAGGAGGTCGGCCACCCACGCGACCTCTGCTTCCTCCGTCCACTCGCGGCCATTGACCAAACAGATCCGGCGATAGAGCCCCTGCGCCACGGCGTCGTGCAGTGTGAAGGTATGGACACTCCAGCCCATATCGTCCGCGCGTGCGAGTAACTCCGTGTTGAACCCGTTGTCCTCGCTCGCTTGCGTGGAGATGAAAATGATGCGGCCGCCCCACATTTTGAAAGCCTCCGCGGCCGCGAGGCAATCCGGGATATTCAGTAGCGCGGCTTCGTCGAAGACCACCACGCCTTGCTTGCCGCGGAGCGCGTCGGGTCGAGTGCCCGGGAGGATCAAGATCCGGAACCCGCTCCCGAAGGTGATCTGGGTGACGCGGATCGACCCCTCGCCGTCCGCCAACACCATGTCGAAGTCGTCGTCCTGCGAATAGGCAACATTCAACGAGCGGGCGAAGTTGCCGCACGCGATCGTGAACTCCTTTGAATCGCGGATCGACTGCGACAGATAGAAGACATCGGACCCGCCCGCGGCCCGCGAACTCGCGGCCACCAACACGGATTCGAGCGCGGTCGACCACGAGATACCGATCCGCCTGGACTTGCTCGCTATCTTGACCGGGGATCGGTCTTGGAAGAACGCAAGCTGGTAGGGGAGCAACAGCGCGACGTCGTCGAGCGCTCCCGCTTTCACCCTGTCGCCTCATTCGGATAGAACACCGTGACCCGAGATTCTACGGTGGCGCGTACGCTTTCGATGTGACCGTCGACAGCGAGCCGGCGCAGGCACCCGCGGGCGGACGTGTTGCTGCTGTAGTGGTGTTCGATCGCGTCGACGACCTCACGGACGGAGCACCCCGGGTGCTCCGCGACGTGGTCGGCCATAGCCTTCGCCGTCTTCCGGAATGGAGTCCAGTACCCCCCGCGGTTGCTGCCGGCCGGCGTGTTCTTCATCTCTTCGGCGAGGTGCTGCGAAATGTCCCGGATGTTGTCGACCTCCATCGCCACAGGAGGGACCTCCTCAGAAAGAAGGTTGTCGAAGCGCCCCCTGGCGCTCACGAAGTAATAGACGCCGACGCCCATCTTTCTACACAAGTCGAGGGCATAGAGACGCGAGCGCGGCGGGCCGGAGAACCGCCTACACTTTGGAGCCGGGACGACGACGCACACCTCGTGCGCGCACTTGTATCTGGTCCAGCTTTCGGCCTGGGCAAGCAGCGCGAGCGACAAACCCATCTTCACTTCGACGATCCGAGAACGACCACCGCGCATCCCGACGAGATCAGCACGGCCGCACACGCCCGTAACTTCCTGGAACACTTCCCAGTCGTCGCCGCGCATCCACTCGACGGCTTTCGCCGCCAGTTCTTCTTCCCTCACCCGGTCGCCTTCCCTCCGTTGGCGGCGTCTTCCGACTCTTCCGGCTCAACGATGATCCCGAGAACCTGCGCTTTGAACTCGCGCACGGCGTCAACAGTGAGCCCGCCCGACGGCTTGCCTTCACTCTTGATCGTGCCGCCATCCTTGCCCGTGTGCTCGACGTGGTCTTTCCAGTTGAGGACGAACTTCGACGCGTGAATGATCATGCGCGTGTCCCCTAGACGGATCTTCCGGAGTATCGCAGCGAAGACGATCCGCTCGATCGTGGCGCGGCCGTTCTCCGTTGCCATGACGGCGTCGGGGTCCGTGTCCATGAGCATCTTCCACGCGCGCGGGGTCATGCCCAGCGCCGCCGCAATCTTCCCGTCGCTCGCGGTCGGGGCGAGTCGGACCACGGCTTCGATTCGGTCGTAGTCTACGGGGGGCGGCGCCTTGTCCAGCCCGTGCTCCTTCGCTAGCTTGACGCGGGCCCGTTGCTCGCGCTTGCGATCGCGGTCCTTCGCTCGTTGGGATTCGCGCTCTTCCTCCGTCATGTCGGCGACGCGCTTATGTCTCGCCATCAGTGAGCACCTTCCCCGCGAGGAGAGCGGCCGTCGCGTTCTCCAGAGTGTCGGACAGGCGGGTGATCTGGTCCTTCAGACGCTCGATCTCAAGACATGCGGCCCCGTGAAGGGCGCCCAAGTTACGAAGCTCCCATTCGCTCCCGCTGTCCATGTGTAGTTTGTGCGCCGTCGCCTTCGCCTTGTCGTGGTCAACTAGCATCGCCGTTATCCCTTCCCGCCCGCGAAGGGGCTTTCCTTCTCAGAGTGTGACACACGAGCGCGAACGATGTCGCAGTGCGCGGGGTCGAGTTCCGCCGCGGTGACGTGGACGTCCAACCCACGAGCCGCGACGAGCGTCGTCCCGCTACCCGCGAAGGGTTCGAGCACGTGGGCCCCGGGAGGGCAGACGAGCCGGAGTAGCCACTCCATGAGCGCCACTGGCTTGACCGTGGGGTGGTGATTCTTCGACTCGCTCGACCGCCCCGCACCGGCGCGCGGAGACTTCAGACCGTCGGACCCTTCCTTGCGCTTCGTCGACTGGCCCGGGGACTTCGACGGGAGTTCCTCGCACCCGGCCTCGCGTTCTGCCGTGCCCGGCTTGCTTACGTGGATCGCGTTCGGTGGCCATCGTCCGCCGGGGTTCGGGAGAAACGTCCCCGTTCCCGCTCCGCGACGGCCGTACACTTCAGACCCCACACCAGACCCTTGGCCGGATGGGCCCCGCGTTACGGAGTGCAGGGGGTCGTTGTCCCCCCACCACATGGGGTCGCCATCCGGCAGACGACACCCGTCGATGTTCAGGCCACCGACGCCCCAGCGCTCGATGTTCTGCGCGTATGTTCCTTCGAGCGGCTTGCGTGCGAAGACGAACGGCTCTTTGCAGTTCTTCAGCGCCGTGCCCCAACCGGCCCAAAGCCTGGCCAGGTCGCTATGCGCGTCGTCCTTCCGGTCTGTGGGCGTGCCGCTCTCGTATCCATACCCCGCACGGCCAGACACGCGGGCGGACTTGTGCTGGCCCGTAACATCGCGCGCTTTCCAGTCCTCGCCCCACTCGCCCTTGCGCCCGTTGAGGTCGACGAGCAGAGTCTGGATCGCCTTCGGTGGAGCCTTGACCTTCAGGACTTCGAGCAGCTTCGGAACTTGGTCAAGCGTCGGGATGCTCGGTTGCGACTTGCTCGACGTCCAGTGCCCGGCCATGCCAGCGAACCCGAAGGCGTCGTCGATCTGTTTGTTCTTCACGCCGGCCGCGTCGCGTGCCTTCCGGATCCACGCTGTCACCTTCAGGATCCCGGCGCGGTCGTCCCTCTGCTTGTCGATGGCCTTAGCGATGTCCATGCTCTTAGGCATATTGGACGTGTACAGCCAGTCGACCATCTCCAGCATATCGAAGCCTGAACGGTCGACCGCATACGCGAGTACGTGATAGGTCCGGCCGCTCGACGCCGCGAGGAGATACCCGCCGGGCTTGAGAACTCGAAGGCACTCCGCCGCCCACTTGCGACCGGGCACTCCCGCGTCCCATGTGTTGCCCATGAAGCCGCGCATCTCCTTCGCCGCCTCGCCCTTCGCGTTCCGGGCCTTCTCCCGCATCTCTTCGATGTCATCCCATGTGCGAGCCTTGCCGTCGGGAGACAGGCCATAGGGCGGGTCCGAGACGATGGCGTCCACGCTGTTGTCGGGAAGCTTGGCCATAACGGCCATACAGTCAGCGCAATGCAGGGTATGCCGGCCGATCGTGACCTTCGCCCCCTTCTTCGTCTTCGGCTTTGCGGGCGGCGGGGGGATGTAGTCGGGGTCGAAGGTCGTCCCGGCCACGTCCTGCTCGTCGTCCTCCGACACGATGTCGAAGAGCAAGGCCTCCAAGTCCGCGAACCCGCCGGCCTCGAAGTCCTCTTCGCCTAGCTCGCCCGATAGCTCGTCGAGTATGGGCCCGACCTCGTCTGTGAACTCGCCCGCGATGGCGGGATTGTTTAGCAGGATGTTGACCGCTTTCTGATCGGTGGGGTCGAAGTCGACGACCATCGCCCGGACGTGCGTCATGCCTAGCGCTCGAAGCTGCTCGACGCGTTGGTGTCCTCCGACAAGTTGCCCCGTGCGCTCGTTGAAGATAGGGACGCCCAGCATCCCGAACTTCTCCAGCCCATGACGAAGGCCCGACGCCGCGTCGTCGCTAATCTCTCGTGGGTTGCGTGGGTCCGCCTTCAACTTCGACAGCGGGACCTTTCGGATCGGGTACTCCGCGACGGCTGGCGTGTCCTTCTTCTTCCGCTTTGACTTGCTCTTCGGGGTTGGCTTGCTCACCGTCTCACACTACACGGCGAGCAGTAGACAAACGAAAGCCCGGACCGAAGTCCAGGCTTTCGCGGCATCGCCGGGATTCGAACCCGGGACTCGCCCCCTACCGGTGTTAGCACTGGTCGAAGGGCTCTAAACCATCTGAGCTACGTTGCCGCCGGCGTCCCGGCTCTTCGCCCCGGGTCCTGCCCCCGGGATACACGCGTGCTCTACTGTTGAGCTAGCGAAGGTCCGAACCATACCACATCCGGCGCTACTCTTCAGCGTGGGCGAGGACGTAGGCGGCGACGGCGACCGGGATGGGAATCCGATCGGGGACACAGGAGCGGCCATAGCTCGCGAGGGACCCGCCCCGGATCTCGACGGTCTGGAGAGGGCCGCCGTCCCGGTCCACTCGCACCGCCCCCTTCCCTCCCATGCTGCATGGGCGCCAGCCGTCCGGGAGTTCGGCGGCCTCTGGTGCGGGCTCGCCGGCGGTCTTCGGCGGTTTGGCGATGGCCCTTAGCGCGGCGGCGACCTCTTCGACACGGGTCCCCGGGTCCGCCGGAGCGTGCCCCTTCGCTTCGTTCACGAGTCTGCCGACACCGGCGATTACTTCCCGGGCGCGGACGCCATCGAAGGGACCGAACCGCACCACTTGCCCGGAGCCCATCGTGGCGACAATGTCGACTGCCCCGCACAGGTCCACCGGGCCAAACGAGACCGCCACGACTAGCGAAGCGTCGATCCACTCGCCGCTTTCCAACTCGACGAGCCGCGGCGCCGTGGGTTCCGGCTTGGCCACGGAGGGGCGGCGGCGTTGCGCCGCCATCGCCCGGCCCAGGTCGTCTCGCCCGAACGCGTCACCCTTGGTGGTCGACCGGTCTTCGCTCCGCGGCTGTTGGAACAGGCGAGCGACGAGCCGCTGGCGTTCCTTCTCCACATCCGGGGTCAACTCCAGGTCTCCCGAGCGCCCGAAGACCAGGGCCAGCGTAGCCACCGCGGACGATGGCGACGGGCCGATCTCCCCGGGCAAGTTGGCAAGCCCGTAGCCGATGTCGCCGATCTCTTCGGGTGACAGCGGGGGGCACTCGTCAGCGTTCGGACGTTCGATGCCCGTGATCGACTCCGCGATCGTGTTGCGGTGCTTCGTCCGCATCTCGGTTTCGGAACAGTCCTGGTCCGCGTTGGGGCGCCCGAAGAGATATTCGACCACGCGAAGGACGTCGTTCCGCCCGACCACGGGCATCATAGAGGGGGCACAGTAGACGTCTTCCGCGATTTCTCGGGTCTGCGCGAAGGACAGTGGGGTTGGCTGTTGGGTTGGCATGCCGGGAACGTAGCATGGCCGTCGCCGTCGCCGTCGCCGTCGCCGTCGCCGTCGCGTGTCCACTTTCCAACAGGAGAAACCGGACACGATGCCGTCTCCGTCCCCATCTGGTGCGTCAGATCCGTGCTCGAAATACAACCGAGCCCACAACCGGCCCGGGTTCTCCGTCGCCGTCGCAATCGGGATCAAAATATTCCCGGACCAATTCCTACCCGGGTTGCCGTCGCCGTCGAGCAGCCAGAAAACGACCCGAGCGCACGCGAGCAGCCGACTCCGGAGGGCATATCCCCCCGTGACGATGTGCGCGGCATGCGGCACGGTGAGTGAAGGGGCGGGGGATGTGATTGCAGTTCGAGCGCCGTTGCCGTGTTTCGCGCGTATTTTTCGGAGTTGTGTTCCGCCGGGCGCGGAGGTGTCGGATTGCAGGGCCTGGTGGTCGTAGCGTGTGGCGTGCGCTGTTTGGGGGTTTGGGCCACACGATGCGGCGCGGAGGGGTTGGGCCCTTCAGGATGGCGACAGCGGGCTCGGGTCGCACACTGCGCACCACGCGGGAAGCCCCGGGCGCAACGCGCCGCGGGGCTAGGGGTGGACGTGGTCCCGTGTTCCGGGAGGTCCGGGGGCGTCTAGTGTGTCCGGCCGCGCTCGATGTAGCGGAGCACCTCGTCTTCGGGGCTCGATGCGAGCTCGCGAATGAGGGAGACGGATAGGTCTGCCGCGAGGCACCGTGCGGGGCTCCAGTCCGTGCGGTCGCGAGACATGAACACGTCGAGCACTCCCCGGAGATACTCCCGCGCTATGCGGGCTTCGGGGGTCGTGTCCTCGGGGACCCTGTAGCGGGCGGACGGGCGCTTGCGTCTACGGGTCATGGCGCCACCTTGCATGACGGGCAGGGGACGAGAGCACCCACGAACAACCCGGGGACGGAGCCGTCGCCGTCGCACTCCTCGCACGCGGCGGGCTCCGCTTCGGGGACGGGGTCCGGCTTCGGTGGCATCGGGTGTCGGACCTCGCGCCCGTCGCATAGGTCCGCGAGCATGTCCCGCAACCCATCGTCGAGCGGCATGGTGACGCCGGCGCCCGTGGTCGTGTCTTCGATGCGCACCCGGACCTTGCCGTTATGGCGCGACGCGGTGAGCCGCCGGGCCCCGTGCTTCCTCGTGATCGTGGCGTCCTTCATGTCTCCCCTTCTTCCTCGTCGAATAGCCAGAGCGCGGCCCGGTACGTGCGACAGTTCGGGCACCGGCAGGGCGGCGAGGCGGAGAACGTCCCCGTGCTCGTCGCCGCCTCCGCGTCTTCGGGGATGTACTTGTCGACGTGCTGTCGAAGGATGGCGCGCGCTCCCCTCCCCCGGGCTTCGAGCGCGAGGGCATAGGTCGTCCACGCGGTCTTCGATGCCCCGGGGCGCGGCCTCTCCGGTTCCCTCGCGCTCATGACTTGGTGTCCCCCAACCCCTTGACGATCGCGTCCGCGGGGTCCGTCGCCCTCACGCTGCGACCGTCCCGGGAGAACTCCCACTCCCCGCCGGCGCGGTCCTTCGTGTCGACGAGCACCAGCGACACCGCGTCGCATGGGTGGTCATTCTCCAGCCTATCTCGCAGCTCTTCGCGGAGCATCTCCATCGCGCGACGGTCCGATTTCCACGTCTTCATCATTTGACGTTCATTTGAAGATAGGACGCCATTCGATCCCCGCGCGGTCGCTCCGACCTCGTCGGCTTGGCTTTGGATCCGGAACTCCGCCATCCAAGTGCGGACAAGCGCTTCCGCTTGGTCGCGTTCCTTCTCCGCCTTGTCCGCGCGGGCGTTGGCTTCGTCGCGTTCGGTTTCCAGTTCTACGTTGACGGAAGCAAACGACTCCAGCGCCATTTTCTGGACCTCCGCCGTCGACAGGCCGATAGATGTGCCAAGTAGTGTTGACGCTTCTTCCGTCCTGACGGCCGCCTCCAACTCCCCAACCCGCTTGCGTAGGTCGTCGTAGTCGTGCGAGCTAACCCAGTCCCCATCATCCCGCAGGACCATTTGTAGCCGCGCTTCGTAGCCTCGGGATGTGTCTTCGAGATCGTAGCGCTTCACGTTGTCTGGCTTGCTAGTCATGGGTGGCCTCAATTCTGACCAGCACGACGCCCCTGGTCGTCTCCACTTTGGACGCGCGAACCCCCATCTTTTTTGCGCGGCTGATGATGTCGTCCGGGCGCGGGCTGAGAATGTGGACCGGCTTGCCCCATCGGGTGGCCTCCACCTGCGCCCCCTCGATGGTTGCCCTCGTCCCTCCTATATTCCTGCCGAGGTGCAGCGGGCACGATGCCAGGTTGATGCGCTCACCCATCGCTGGCCGCCTTCTCTTCGCGGATGTAGTACCGATCGGCCGACCTCCTGCAATAGCTGGTGGACGCGATCAACCCCTCCCGTTTCAGTTCGTTGAGATAGCGGCGCGCCGTGCTTTCGCTGCAGTCGGCAACCGAGCAGATCGTATGCAATGCAGCCGTCTGTAGGTGCCCGTTGGACTGGTCCCCCACCGCGTGGAGGATCTGTAGCTTCGTCGAGTTCATTGTCTCGCCACTCTTTCCGCCCGCGCGCCGGCACTGTACCCGGCCGCAAAGCATTTCAGTTCGTCGTCGTCCAGATAGGGGAGGGATGTCTTCGCCCTCGCGTCCTCGATGCGCACGCGCCCGACTAGGACGTCGTTCCCCTGCGACGAGATCCAAACGCAGAGGCCTTCGCCCATGTACCGAGCCGGCGCCCCGTGTGTGGTCCTGCAATAGTCTCCGAACTTCATCTTGCCCCCATGACTGCCGCGCGTAGCGTCTGCCGGTCGAAGCCGGACAAGGCCCACAGCCCTTGCTTCCCCTTGCACGGGATCGGGCGTTCGAGCTTGACCGCGTCCGCGAGTCTCCAACCGAAGGCCGCGTCGTTGCGCCACGGGGAATCGCAAGGCGTCCCCCTCTCGTGGATGCCCGCGATACGAGCAGCCCCGACGATGGCCCCGAAGTCGAGTTCCGAGATATCGGGGACGTCCGCCATCTCTTCTTCTCGCAGCGTCTGCCGCATCCGACAGATGCTGTTGATCGTGCAGGTGTTCGGGTTGAGCGAGTGCTTCGTCTTCGGGCGGACGCCGGCATGGATGGCAACCCAACTAAGATCGGCCGGCGGTTTCCAGTCGCGGTTCTCGAAGTCCTTTACACCGGCGACGATGCACCACGCCCACGGCTGGTGGATCGTGAGTGCGAGGATCCTACTCATGATGCACCCGCCTTCCCCAGGTCATCCTTCGACATCGGGTGCCAATCGGATTCTGGCGACTCCAGCGCGATCCGGATACTTGCGAGCATCTGCACGGTATCCTTCGGCTGGGACGTCGCCCGCGCCGACCAAAATTGCATGCTGCGACCGTCCTCTCTCACCGCGCTGATCAGGCGGTGCGACCCCTCCGGTTTCGTCGCCTGGACTTCCGGTGTGCTGAGAAAGTAGTTTTCGATCGCAAAGCATACGAGCCGGTCTTTCGAGTCCGCTAGAACCCACCGGTCCGGGCTTACACCGAACATGGCTCGCCCCCCTTCACGAAGGGTCCGGCCGATCTCGACCGGACGATCTCCGCGGTCTCGATGTGTTCTGCAATGCAATCCGGGCCGCGGTCTTCCATCCACTCGCGGATCTCTTCGTCGCTCTTCCGCGTGTCGCTTCGGATGTAGCCGACACAACGGCGTTCGAGATCGTCGGCCCCTGCGCTTGTGCTCCCGCGAGACTCGACGACGCGACCGCCGACAATATCGAAGGTGAGGTCTGCCAGCTTCCACTCGAAGACGTATAGCCAGCACGGGCGCATGGTCGGTGTTTTGGTCTCGCTCATTGCTTCGACCTCCCCACGAACCGGTGCGCGCACTTGGGGCATTGAACGACCGGGGACGACGCCGACTCGCGCTGCTTCGACCTGTCACCCCCAGACTCGCACGTGTCGAAGTGGCACGTGTACACCTCGCGGCCCGTGTCTTCGCGCTCCGCGTCCGATGCCTTGCGGACGCTCGGCATCGTTCCCGCGAAGTCGACGGTGTATTCTCCGGAGTCGTTTTCTTCCGCGTCCATCTGCATTTTCTTACAGGCCCTAGTCTCCGCCCAGAAAACATCTCCGCCGCAGTCGCGGCATGTCGTGATCTCGGGACCGCTCATGTTTCGGCGCTCCCCACTCGCGCGGCTGCTTCGGCGAGTCGTAGCGCGGCGCCTTCCCAGACTGCGCCCACGATCGCTTCGTCCGTGAACGCGAGGTTCGTCATACGCAACCCGGCCGCGATGGTCCTCACATCGTCCGACGGGTTATCATCGGCCACGATCTCGCGTGCGTATGCGACAAGGAAACACCGGACGGCCTCGACTTGGATCGCCTTGATCGACGCCTCCGCGTTTTCGTTACCCTTCGACATGGTCGCCCGCTTCCTTGCGCTGTTCTTCGGACATGCTCGTGGCGCGCAACTGTAGCGACCCGGTCGCATCTGACAACGACAGCCGGTCGACTTCGAGCGATCGGCACAGTGCGACATCGATCGCGTCGAGAACTCGCTCGGAGTGGACGAAGGGAACCTTCACGGGCCCGGCATCGGGTGTGCCCAACGTAATATACAACTTCCACCCTCCACTCGAAGCGGCTTGCACCTCGCTAAGAAGCGCCGCGCACTCGCCGATTCTCTGGCTAATAGTCGCCACGGCTTGCGCCGGGGTCTGTTCCTTTTTTGGTGTCTCTTCGTCTGTCATGGGGTTGGCTTCTCTTCGGTTGCGGCCGACCCGAAGAGGTCGACCTGGGTGGGTGCGTCGGGGTCCTTGAATGGACGACCAAGGCGCGTGACGTTGCGGGGTTTCACGTCCCCGCGTTGTGTTGAATCGTCGAAGGCGAGCAACCTTCGTTGCATCGACGGATGGAGATAGTCCGGAGACTCGAAGCGGGGCGCGCTGAAGTGGAACACGATCAACCCGAGCGATGCGTGGTCGTGGATGCGCTCGACTGCGACGCGCTCCCATGCGACGACAACGTCCGGCAGTGACCCGAGCCGGAAGCAAACGAGGTCTGGCCGCGAGTCCTTGTACCGCTGCTCCCATCCCCCGAGCCACCCACCCGTCTTCGTGTAGACGACGACAGACAACGCGCGGTTCGGATACGCGACCTCGTCGCCCTCAGGATCGGGGCGAAGGAGGTCGACGCAATCGCCGGGCGACACCTGCCGGTCGTGTTGCATGCTACCCGCACACCTCTTCACGGTTGCGGGTCAGAGCATCGAGCGCGCGGGCGGTGTTCTCCGCGTCCTTGCGCTCGATGGCTTCGAGTTTCTCTCGCTCGATCTTGATCCTGGCCTTGTCGCTCATGGCGGCGGACCCGTCGAGCACCGTCCTGCACGGCTTGCACATCGGGCCCTTGCTCGTCGTTGTTGTCTGCCGCCTGCGTTTGCATTCGCAGCACCTTAGTTTTCCGCGGTGAACTCCCATGGGTTGACCCTCCGTCAAATGCTAGCACGCGGAGACACCCGCGCGAGATTGTCGAAAGTAGGGGCACTGTCCTGCAGTAGCATCGCGGGGCCGCTGTAAGGGTCGACGCCTGGAGAACCGACGAAGGCCTGTGAGCAGACGAGGTCGACAGCGTCTGCCGCCCATCCGCCGTGGGCGATCGACTCTTCGACCTCGCGCACGCCATGGATAACTGTCGTGTGGTGTCTCCGGAACGCCTCCCCGATCTTGGGGTAGGACATGCCGATCTCCCGGAGTATCCACCAGACGACCATCCGCGCCCGCGAGTGGCGTCGGTGTCGGCTGCTGCTGTACATTTCTTGGGGCCGGACGTAGGCCAGCGCGCACACATGCGCCGACGCCCGCGAGACGAACTCAACCGCGCGGCCGCTCCACTCACGCATCGGAGCCGGCCCCTTTCTCCGCGAACCCCAGCGCTTCTTTATCGATCTCCGTGACGAGGATCCGGGCGATGTCCCGAAGGTCTGTCGACTGCCATCGCGTCTTCATGTGTTTCTCGCGCATCGTCTCGCCAACGAGCACGGCGGCCCTGCGCATCCCGGAAACGAACGCACCGGGGTCCCCTCCCTGCGCGGCATCTTCAACCGTCCGCGTAGGCACGTCTCCGTTCTCCCTCGCCTCTTCGAGCGCGTCCTTCACCGCCTTCGCCACGCGATGTTCCATCCGCTGCTTGGCCACATCGCGGAGCGCTGCGATCTTCTCCAGATCCGACGGCGCGTCGACATCGTACCCGGCGCACTCCGTCAAGGCGTCGATCGCTTGTGCGACCGTCTCATGTAGAACGGCTAGCCGTCTCGCGTGCTCCGCTTCGGCGTCTCCCATGTTCTGTCTGTAGTCCCGGGCGGACGCGAGCGCGGAGTCCCAATCGCGTCGGATCGCGTCTTGTTTCGCGTAGATGATCGCCGATAGCGCCTCTATGCTGTGGCTGTCGTTTTTATAGTCGAGCGTGGCGAACTTCCCTGTGAGCCCTTGGAGTGCTTCGATAGCCGCAACGCCGCGCGCGTCGTGAACATCGAGCGAGGCCTTGCGGGGTTCGCTTTGGTAGAAGGACTCGACCGCGAGGCGTGCCCGACCCAAGCTCTCCCGTGCCTTCGTGATCCCCTCCGATGTAGGGCACTCGATCCGGACGTTGGACAGTTTGAAGAGGACCATCCGCATCTCATGCTCGAATGCGATCAAGTCCTCGCGTTTGGTGTCCTCTTCCGTTCGCGGGGCTCGACGGGCGGGGCTCGCCTTCACGGTGTCCGCCGTCGAGTCGTCAACGCCAGGGACGAAGCCGGACACCTTGACGCGCCGGGAGAACAGGGGGGCCCCTGACTCGATGTGGTCCGCGATAGCGATCCCGAGCACTGCGACCGCCTCGCCGTCTGCCTTGTGCAGCACGCTGAAGTGGCCGTTCGTCATGTGTGCGATCGTCTTCAGTGCTTCGACCGCGTTCCTAGGTTGTTCGTCGTGTGTCATGGGGTTGGCTCTTTCTGGTGTGTAGGGTTGGCCACTCGAAGCCGAAGCCGTCGAGCGTAGGAAAGGAGTCTGGCCCGGAGCGTGTCCACCGTGGCCCCTTCTTCGTCGAGCGCTTCGAGAAACAGCGCGACGGCTTCGGCCTTGCCCGCGTGTGACCCTTCCTCGAACGTGCCGGCGAGCGCCGATAGTTTCCGGTCGTTCTCGTGTTCTGCCTTCGGTCTGCTCATGGTGCGGCCTCTAGTGCTGCGACGAGCGCCTCAGCTTCAGATGGATACCAAAAGTCGTCGCGCCGCGAGTCCCCTCGAATGGACACACGCCAAAGCCACAACCCTTCAGCCACCGCGGGCTGCGCTTCTATATACGGATCTCCGTATGCCTGGCGGACGAGTTCGAGAAGACAACCCCGCGAGGCCGCCATGGAGAAGTCGGGCGGATACCGCTCGCCGTCGGGTTGGGCTACAGACGCCATCTCCACATATCCGTTGTCGAGTGCGACCGCGACGACGTCCCCGTTGGTGTCGATCGTCCCCTCGATCCACCGCCACCCCTTGCAAGCGACAGCGCGGCGGCCTAGCGCTTCGAGTTCTTCTCGCGTGCTCATTCTTCCGGCTCCGTTCGGATGTGTCCACACTCGGAGCACATCCGCCGCGTGTAGTCTTGGACCCCGCCGTGGTGATTCCTCGCACCGTCCGGGAGACTCGGCCGTCCCCACATATACCCCGCGCACTTCGGGCATAGGTCGTGCGGTTCCGGGATCGTGCTGTTCAGTTGGAGCAGCATCGACACCCGCGCCTGGAGCATGAGAAGGAGGAAGACCGCGTCGTCCTTCGGCCGCTCCCATGAATCGCCGCCGCCGGGCGTTAGCCACCCGTCGGACCGCGACTTGATCTCGTCGATCTTGCTCATGGTGTTTCAGTCCCCGGGATGTGGATCCACCGACGGCAATCCAGCGGGAGTTCGGGAAGGTTCTCCGCGTGCCAACCGGGGACCGGGAACTTCGCTTGTTTTGCTTCGTCCTCCTTCGGGTCGTCCTCGCTCGTGAGTAGGTGGCGACTGCACACGGTACCGGGCACGGTCCCGCCGTCTCCGTCCGCCTTCCATACCCACGCGCAATAGGATCGCTGGTCCGTGGACCCGCTCCCGTCGATGTCCTCGCGGTGGGGCCCGCGGAAACCGACGGCGCCCGTGATCCGGAAACATGCGTTCGGCGGGAGTTCGGAGAACAGCCGGCGGGTGGCCCCGCCGCGTTGCCCGAGATCGTCCAGCGCGAGGAAGCAAACGATCCCCCCGGGCTCCACGACCGCGACAGCATCGCGGACGAAGGACGGGAAGAGCGTCGTCTTCTTCCCGCTCGCATCCTTGACGGAGAATGGGGGGTTCCCGATAACGGCCGTGACTCCCTTCGTCACGCGGCGCGCGTTGTCGACGTTGAACGCGAGCCGGTGTGCCGCGTCGTAGTTCCGGCGCGCGTGGTCCATCGCTTCCTCGCGAACGTCCATGCCCACGCTTTGGGATCCGCACACCAACGGCCTGAGAGCACGTCCCCACCCGCCCTCGCCGCATCCCGCGTCAATAACGTTGGCGAACACCTCTGGCCCATATACTTCGGCAACGCGCGTCAAGATCTGCGACGCCACGGGGATAGGTGTGCGGTCCACGTTCAGGTCCCGATCGCGCTCGTTGTCGACGGGGTCCGGTTCCATGCCGGGAAGATAGCCGCCGCTCATGACGCCCCCGCTTCCTCGAAGTTCCCGTCGAGTTTCCCTAGTTTGTTCGCGTGGTCGATGACGGAGCGGGCCACGTCGTCGTCGGTGGCCAGGATGCGGCACGCGTCGGCGTGCGGGAGGTCCGGCCACCCCTTCAGGTCTCGCAGCGCGTCGACGAGCGCGTCCGTCATCGGGCCGCGCGCCTTGCTTGTCTGCCGTAGCGCTTTCCGTACCGCCGTATCCGCGGCGCGTCGGGCCGCCCTGTTGGGTCGGCTTGGCTTTCGTTTGCTCATGGGGTTGGGCTTTCGTTTGTTTGGGGTTGGCTTGCCGCAGTCACGGCTTCATTTTAGATCGGTCAACGTCGCGCCGGTCCGGGCGCTTCAGATACTTGGCGGCCACCCACACGAAGACCCACGGCTTCCACCCGCACGCGTCCGCGATCTCGAAGAGCGTCCCTGCGGCGATGGTCCTCCGTCCCGACTCCATGAGGGAGATCAAGGAATGGTCCACGCCGATACGCTCCGCGAGTTCCCGCTGGGTGTACTCCGCTTCCCGCCTGGCCTGCCGGACGGTCTTCCCGATCGCGGTATCTATCGGGCTCGCGCTCATGTGCTCCCCGGATACTGTCGGACAAATAGGTCCGTCGGGATGTTCTCGGGTTTGTTCATGTCAGCACACCAGCACGGGCGAGGACATGGAGGACGATCCGGTGGTCGATGGCGACGGAGCAGGAGACGGCCGCGGAAGCCACCGATACGTGTACTCGCCCGCCGAGGCGATACGTGAATACGGTGTCCTGCTTCCGATTCAGGTAAACCGCGTTAGTTTCCGGGTCCCACTCCGCGCCGGCGGGCAGGGGGTACTTTTCAAAGCTCATGGGGTTGGCTCTTCCGTTTGGGGTTGCAGTCGGACAGTAGCGCCGACTTGACGCACCGTCAAATCATACGAAGCCGGCCGCGGCCAGTTCTTCTTCCGCGGCCCGCTTGCAAGCTTCGTAAGCCACCGCAACGCGCTTTGGACATCCTTCGGTGTCGGGCACGCGCGGCGGGCTTGTGTCGAAGCCAGCCCGGTGCAGCTTGTTTGCGATGTGGAATCGAGCCCACGCCGCGCACCGGTACAGGTAGACGACGGCGTCTCGCTGGACCTGGATATATTCGCCCGCGCTCTGCTGCACGACCTGCCCGCCCTGATAGACGCGGCCCCCGAGTGAGGTCGCCAACACGGACCCGTCCGCTCCGGAGAAGAAGAACCCGTCGAAGCGGTTGGCCTTCTTCTTCCCCCTGTTGTGATAGTAGGCGGACCGCAACTCGCCCTCGATGCGTTCGAGAACGCACGCGTAGGCTGTTAGCCTGTCGACGAGCGGGTCGCCCTTCACGTCCGCGCGGTCGGCCGGTGGCCTGACTAGGTATGCGGTCACTGTCCGCCCTCCTTCGCTTCCTCGGCACAGTCGGGGCAGAGGTCGACGGGCCTTTCGCGTCCGGGGACCATGACGTAAAGACGCCATCCGGGTTCGCAAGTTAGCGCCGCCTGGGCTCGCGTCCTTGCGCTCAAATCGCACGGAGACTGCGATATCTCGCACCCGTCGCACTGAATCCAGACCGCCCTCTGAGTCGTCACTGTCCGCCCTCCCCATCGAGCACGGACGCCCGGGTGATCGCCTTCGGTGCCGACTTCTCCGCGGCGAGACCACCGACGAGCCCGTCAAGTGCGGACGCGTCGACCTCCCGGGGTTCTTCTTCGACTACCTCGCACGGTGCCTTCCACTCGGGTTCTCTATTGTCGACGCGGCTCGCGGCCTCACCGGACGGCTCGCGGTCCCGTGCTCGTTTCTCCTGCTCGACATCGGCCCGCATCGCGTTGGCCATCGACAGCGACTTTGGGAAGTTTTTTGGAGAGAACATCGTGGGCCAGTTCACCCACCGCGCCTTGCTCGGGTCCTTCATGGCCTCGCGGACCTTCGCGTCGATTACGGTCCGGAAGTGTTCCGGCTTGTACCCCTTCCGGCCCAACACGAAGATCGCCGATCGAAAGTCGTCCGTGACCGGGTCTTCCGCGATCCCCTTCAGTAGCGCCCGCGTGTCGATGTAGTAACGCGCGACCAGTCGCACGTCTTCGACCGTGAGCGGCGAGTTCGACTCCGTCGCCCTTCCTAGGTATCGGCGTTGTGTCTCGGGCCAGTTCCTATTCGAGAAGATCTCGAAGACCTTGCAATGGAGCGCCCCTGCTAGCGCATGCTTGACAGCGCCGGCGAGACACTTCGCGGCGTCTGCCGGTTCGCACGACCCGAGCACGGGATCGGCCCTGCCCTGCTCGCATCGCTCGACCGCATAGTCGAGCGCCCAACCCGTGAAGGCGTGGTGGTGTTCCGCGAGCGCCGTCGCCATCGCGCCGCGCAAGCTTGCCGCCCGCTCCGACGCTTCGGCGCTCCGACCGTTCGAGCCGTTGCGCATCGGCGGGGGGATCACGATGTCGTCCCCGTCGATGGACACGACACCCGCGTGGACCAGTTGCCCGAAGGCGGGGACGGCGATCGGGTCCCCGACGATTGCCCTCGCCGCGAGGTCGACGGTAGTCCCGACGACCCGGATCCTCCCCGCGATGTTGCTCGGGTCTGTTTGAAGGATGGCCAGCACCGCGCGCTGGTCGAAGGGGAGGAAGCGGGGGTCGAAGGGGGTCGTGCTCATGGGGTTGGCTTTCGTGCTTCTCTGCTAGTTTACGTTGGTGTTCGTCTCGCGGCTGATCGCTATCTCGTCGATCCGCGTGTCAATCTCGCCCAGGACGTCCTCGCGGACGTCGTCCTGGTCTAGTTCAACGCACCGCCACGCTTCCAACGTTTCAACGTCCGCTGTCGCGGCGATCAACTTCGACGCCTTCGCCGGGGTCAACACCACCAGAGAATCATTCGCCGTGGGGGCTTCGGGCGAGTCTTTCTCCGGCTCCGGTGCGACGGCCGAAGGTGCGAGCCCGGAGAAACTGAATTCCAGTTGCGGGTCGTTCGCGCGTGCGAGGTATTCTCGTCGCGTCGTGTGCAAGGCTTGGATGTTCGCCTTGTGCTCCGATGTCTTGGCTTTCAACTTTGCCAGCTTCCCTTCCTCTTCGATGATCTCCGACTCGATCGAGTTGACGAACTCGAACGTCTCCGCCCGTAGCTTGTTGGAAACGCGCTCGACTTCGGCGAGGTGCTCGGAATGCGACTTCGTCCACGCTCGGATCAAGGTCTCGACATCGTCGCGCGTGGGGACAAGGCCGGTCGCGTAGACTTCCGGACCACGAGCGGGGACCTCCCCACCGTGCTCGACACGATACACGCGGCCCATGAACCCGTGCCCGTCCTCGTCTGGCGCGACCGTGCCCGTATAGTCCCCGTGGCCAGCGTCCACGACTTCGGCCAACACATCCGCCTGGCGTTCGTTCTCTTCCTTCGACGCCCTGGACTTGCGGGACTCCTTCTTCGCGCTTTTCTTCTTCGGGGCTTTTGGCTTGCTCGTTTTCTTCTTCGTCGTCATCGTTTGGCCTTCCGTTTCTTCTTCGGTGGTCGTGGCAACCGGGGGAGCGGCTCGATTGCTGGGGTTGTGAGTGTTAGGCCCAACCGCTCGTGGGCTACGATGCCAACCGCGACAGCGTCGGCTTCATCGTCGGACAGTTTCGGGATCGAAAATCGTTTGGAGATCGCGGCGATGATCTCCGCCTTGTGTGCGTCGCCGTATCCGGTCGCGCTCTTCTTCGCCGTGCTGACGTTGATCCGAAGGTAGCGGACCCGCTGCTCCGCACACGTGACCATGAGCAGGGCTCGCAGTCCATAGGCGGACATGGTCGAGTCGATGCCGGTCGTGTTGAACGGGGCTTCCTCAAACGCGACGACGACGCGGCCGCCGCTTGCGTGCTGTAGTTCTCCGACGGCCCGCGCGACGTGCTTCGCTACTTGGCGAAAGCGAAGTTCGAGCGGCTTCCCGCTGGAGAGCTTCCACGTCCCGAGCCGGAATAGTCGGCCGCCGGTCCACATCGCCCACCCGCACTTGCTCGCGGGGTCGATGGAGAGGACGCCGGCGGGTGCAGGCCCCCGGTCAATGCCTGCACCCGCCATCCTACGCCGACCCTCCTTCGACTTCGTGTCTCAAGTCGCCAGCAAGTCGCAGCACCCGGGTGGCATACTTCGCGCCCGCCGTGCTGTCACACCTGCCCGTGTTGTATGCCGCCAGGCCGCCCTCGATGCTCCCGCACCGGGCGGCGTACCGCGATAGTATGCCCGCGCCGTGCTGCGCCACCTCGTGTTGACACTGGCCCACCTGCTTCCTGCAGGTCTTTCGGTATCGCTCGCCCTCCCTACCCTTGCGCATCCATTGCAACCCGTGGCGGTTGCTCGGGTGGATCTGGACTATGCCCATCTCTCCAGCCTTGCCCGTTGCATAGGGTTGGTATCTGGACTCCGTCCACACGATGGACGCGAGCACGTAGGGGTCCACCTCGTGAGCTTCGGACGCGTCGACGATGTAATCCACGATCGCCTCGATGTGGACCGCACACCCGCCCGGCGACTTGCGGCACACTTCCCAGTGGACGACCTCCCCGCGTTTCTCATGCCACGGGATCCGCTTGCGTCGTTCGATCGCGTGGGTCAGCCCGGAGCGCAGCACGGTGTCCGTGTCGAGTTCTTCGATCGGCGTATCGTGTTTTTCCGTCTCCGCCGCCTGCAGTGGTCCAGCAAACAGGGCCGCCGCGAGTACTGTGGTGGTCGCTTTCATGGGGTCGAGTCTCCTTCGCGTGTTGTGTGGCACGTAAACGTCCGCCTCAGTCGTCCGCAAGGCTGGCGAGCATGGTCGCCACATGCTCGCGCGCGAGGTGGACGCCACGCTCGTTTCGTTTCGCCACGTCCCCCGCAAGCCCCGCGAGTTCGTTGCATACCCGGCGGAGCATGGTCCTCGCGCGGACGTCCTCGAAGCCGGGGGGAGCGCCGCGGACCTCCGCCCGCGTGCTGGCGTCGTCAACGAGCGCCACGAGGTCGACTATCCGGATCGTGACCGTGGCTTCGGGGTCGACCGCCATCCTAGAATCCCTCCCCGGCCGGTGGCCCCGGGTCGGTATACTCGTCTTCGTCTGCCGGGTCCGGTGCTGGCGTGTCCAGGACTTCGCCGGTATCCGGGTCGTGCGGGGGCACCTCTTCGCCTTGCGTGCTCTGAGGGGCTGGCGTCGATTCTACGGGGCTTTCCGCATCGGCGGGCGCGCTCGTGAGTTCCGGGGCCTTCGCCGCTTGTGCGGGGTCGTGCGGCTCGGGGGCGCCCTCCGTCTCCGTCGCGGCCGCCGCGGCCTTCGCTCTTTTCATCTCCGCGAGCGCGTCCGATAACGTGGATTTGCCTTCGCCGTGCCCGGCAGCTTGCGCGAGCAGGGCCGCCAGTGTGGTGTCTCCGTCGCGGACGGCAGTCGTAACGCCGCGGAGCGTGATAAGCCGGTCGAGATCGAGATCGTCGACGGCCCGGACGCCGGCGAGTTCGCATACCTGCTCGGCCGTAACCTTCCGCCGTCCAAACCAGTCGAGAACGCTCGCGCGCTTTTGTTCCGTGGTCCCTTTCCCGAGCGAGGCGGACCTGGCCTCGCGGTAGATCCCTTCCCACATGGCGCGGGGGATCACCTTGAAGATCGCGTTCCGCAAGGCGATAGACATCGCCGCTTGCGCCGTTACGGTGATCATGTCCTGCCCGTATCGGTTCCCTCGTTTGTCTAGGATGTTCCGCCGCACTTCGACCGTTATCGCCACGTTCGTTTCCAAGTCGTGGCACACGCCCTGCGCAGTCACGACGCTTGCCCCGACTTCGACGACGCGCGAGCCATAGCGAAGATTTGTCCAGGACGATCCGAGGATCTCCGCGAGCCTCACACTCGGCCCTTCGATCTTCTTCCCGCCGCGCGGGATCGAATAGAAGCACTGCGCCGCGATTTCCTGGTCCATCGTCGCAAGGCCTAGCGCGTTATCACGACAGCGCGACACCATGCGAGGGTACTTGCGAGCCGTGTCGACTTGCTGCTCGATCTCCGAGCGTGTGACCTCCTGCAATGCTGTGGCGGGGATAACTTGGATCTCGGTTCCGGCTTGCGTCGTCTCTTGGTATTGGTCGTTCATGGGGTTGGCTTTCTTGTGTTGGGGTTGTCGGACGAAGAGCGTCCCGTTCATTTGACGGAGTGTCAAGGCCTAGAACTCGTCGCCATCGTCCGACGCGTGTCCGTCGACCATCTCGATCGCAGCGCCCTCGCGGTGCCCCACACACTCGATCCATACCTGCGCGTCGTTCTCTTCGGCGAAGACTTCGAGCGCGGCCATGCTGTCGTCGTCGAGCAAGCTCCCGTCCCGGATTAGAAGGATCCGGAGATCGGGATTCAGCGCGAGCCCGATCGCTGCGCTCACCTTCAGGCGCTCCGCTCCGCTGGCCTGCTCGAAGGGGACGCCGTCGAAGACCACCCCGTCATCGTCAACCGCGAGCCCATCGACGGGGAATGATGCCGCCTCGATCTTGGCGGACACCGCCTCGCGCAGTTCGTCGATCGTCTCCGTCAACCGGTCGACCTCGTCTTCCTTCGCTCGATGCTCCGCGACGAGTTCTTCGTGTTTGTGATTCGCTTCGACCTTCGCGTTCGTATCTTCGAGGGTGTCGAGTTCCTGCCGGATGTCGTCGTGGTCGTGAACCCTGCTCGCGGCTTCGAGCGTTTCGGCTTCGGCGACAGCACATCGCACCGCCTCTTCCTCCTTCGTCCTCGCGGCGGTCCACTCTTCCAGCCGGGCTTGCAATCGCTCGATCTGCGCTTCGATCTTCTCGACGGTCTGGCGAGACTCCAGCGCCTTGCCGCTTCGCTTGCGGACTACCTCCTGCGCTTCGTGTGCAGCCCGCTGGCTCGCGGTCGCTTCGTCGAGCCGCGCGAGTACCTCAGACATCGGCGTCTTCTGGAGTGGCGCGCCGGGATGCGGTGCGCCTGCACCCGCCTTCGCGTCGAGCGCCTTCGCCTCGCGCTTGACGGCTCGACGCGTCTCCATGGTCTCCGCGATCTTCGCTTCCTCTTCGCTGGTGTCGAGCCCCGCGAGTTCGCGGAGGACTCGCGCCCGCTCCTTCGATTCCATCCGCTGGAATGCGAGGGGGTCGAAGGTGAGCGATTGTGTGAGCGAGTCGAGCGCGGCCTGGGGGCTTGCGATCTTGCCGTTGGCCCCACGGACTTCGAGCTTCGTCCCCTTCTTCGTGAAGGTGCGGCTCACCGTAACGTCCCCGATATCCAGGACGATCTCCGCCTTGCGTGCCCCATGGCGGATCGGGTCTTCGGGTAGGGACTTGCGGCCTTCGAGTGCGGCCTGGATAGCGTCGAGAACTGTCGACTTCCCCTGCTTGTTTTTCCCCGCGACGATGACGGTCGACCCCTTCGGCTCGATATGCACGGCGGTGATTTTTTTGAAGTTCAGGATGTCGAGTCGGATGATCTTGCTGCTCATGGGGTTGGCTTTCGTTCGTTCGGTTCGGGGTTGTTCTCAATCGTTCTTCAGGGCCCACACGGGCAAGTCGACCTGGACCACTTCGCGGGATTCCCTGCAACGCCAGTCACCGGACGCCTTGCACGCTGCGAAGTCGCGGAGTCCTCTCTCGTACTTGTCGCGGCCAGCGAGCATCGTCGCCATCCCGACTTGCATGCTCACGACTTCGTGAGGCGGGTTGGGATTGACGACCACGAAGAACGCGTCCATCGACTCGACTTGACGAAGCGCAGCGGCGAGGTCGTGATACAGGGCGATCTGGATATCGTATCCCCCATTCAACATCGCGCGGGGGAACTCAGACGGCCGCCACATGACGGCGGTCTTCAGGTCTCCGATCGCCGATACGTCCCCCACCAGTCGCCGGTCGAGCTTTGCACGGACCTTGATCCCGGTCTCTTCGTGGGTAGCAAAGACCGTCTCTTCCGTCGCCCCGTTCGCTTCCCAGAGAAGCATGCGCGCGATGTCGTTTGCCTGTAGTGAATCGACGCAAGTCCGGGCGCGCTCGTGGTCGTCTTCGCTCACGCCATAGCGACCATCGCGAGCGCAGTCCATCTCGAACTTCGCCCACGCCTTCGTGCGCTTGCCTACGTTCGGACCGATTGCGTAGCGTCCGGCCGAAGGTTCAAAGACCAGTTCATGGACGAGCGTCCCGAAGGCCATCGCGGCGGTCTTCTTCGGCGGCTCGATCGTCTCCGCTTCGTGGATCGCGTAATACTCCTGAGGCGAGGACATGAACTTGCGAAGCTTCGTCGACGAGAGATCCTCGTGGGCGTGATAGTCGGCTTCGGCGAGGTCTTCGACGATGCGAACGTCCGTGAATGCGGCGGGGCCTGTTTTGATAGTCATGGGGTCGGCTTTCGTGTGGGGGGGGGGGTGAATGGGCAACGTTGCGTGGATTTGACGGAGTGTCAAGTCGCGGGGCAATTGTGTGCGCGGTACCGGGGAAGGTCTGTCGTCGACACCCCATCGGCTTCGAGCCCCTCGACACTCGACACCAGAGCACGCGACACACGGGCCCACGGGGCGCCGGGCTTGTGCCCGATGTCTAGGACCACGGACTCCCCGGGCTTGGCCATGACGCCGCACCGTCGGACGTCCGCGCCACACGAGCGGCAGAACATGAGGCCAAACGCGTTGGCGGCTTCGGTCGTGATTCCGTTTCTTGGCATGTCTAGATCTCTCCTGCGATCTCGGGCGTCTTCCCCGAAGTGATCATGTCGTCTGGTGGGTTGTCCCCTACGTCGGGGAAGGCATCGAGCAAGGCGGCGTCCATGAAGATCGCCGCCTTCGTCCAGTTCGTTTCGCCCGTCCACTGGCAGACACTGCAACCCCGCGGAGTCCCTCGTCCGCGGGTGCAGTTGGGGCAGGACCCCGAAGGGCCGGCCGTGCTGTTCATATCTCGCACGCCTCTTCCTCCGGTTCCCATGAGCCGTCGTCGATGGCCTCCAGGGTATCCTCGCAGTCGACCGCCCCGCGGGCCTCGTCTCGCAGAGTGGCCGCCGCGTCCTCGTCGACCGTCTCCGCCGTGACGTTGTCGAGCGCCGTAAGTAGGCCGAACTCGTCGAGCGTGGCAACCGTTACCCGGCCCTTGCGGACGGCGCCCGCGAGTCTCCCGAGCGCGTTCGCGATGGCGGCGCGGTGGTCTTCGAGTTCGGCGCCGACCCGGTCCTGCTCGTCTTCCGCGAGGCGGTCGAGCACCTCCATGCTGTCGAGTCCGCGAAGGTATCCGTCGAGTGCGATCATGTTTCCGTCGATGCTAGCCATGTTGATTCTCCGTCCAGTTCTCTTGGTGTGGGGGTTCAATAGTTGAAATCGTAAGAGCGCGTGCGCCCGTGTGAAAGCCTGCCCCATGCTCGCATGGTCCCGCGTGAGGAGATCCCCGCCTGCTTGTACTCGCCGGTGGCACGGAGCGAGAACCGAAGCCGCTCGCCGTCGCCGGGCTCGAAGGCGTACCTCTGCGTTCCGCTGGTGTGCCCGACGAAGCCGCCCGGGTGGAACTCCAACGCATCGGCCTCGCCACTGTCGGCGACGTAGGCGGCTTCGCGGCTCAGGCCATCCTCGCCCACGGGCACGGGGCGACCCAGGACGACGAGGAAGGATGCGCATTGCATGGGGACGTCGGCGAGGCCAGTGGTCCGGCTCGTCCCGTCAATCCAGGCGGCCATCTCCACCGGGGGCAATGCCTGAAAATCGGCGAGGTGCATGGAGGCGGGGGCGGGGGTTGTTTTCGTGTCGGCCACGGGAGAACAATGCACCCGCCCGGAGTGGTCCGCAAGGGGGACCACCAAACAAAGCGACGTTCGTGCAGATACGCCCCCGCACCTAATCACGTGTGGCCAGCGCATGGTCCGCGATTAGGACCAGCGCGCGGGGCGTGTAGCGCTCTGTTCAGTACCTCGCCAGCCACCAGGCGGACCAGCCGGAGATCTCCCCGGCCCCGAACTGGTCCGCGTACTCGCCCCGGTCCGCTTCGAGCTTTGCGAGCGCCGCGTCTTGGATCTGCCTCGCACGCTCCCGCGTCATCGCCATTGCGTCCCCGATCTCTTCGAGCGTCGCCCTGCCCCGGTCCGTAACATCCAACACACACGAGGTCGACGCCGGGACGTCCCACGGCTCGACGCCGTCCCGGGAGAATCGGATCATCCCCGTCCGCTGGACGTCCAGATACGTGTTCCACTTGCACCCGACGAAGGGGCACGGCCGACACTCGGGACACTCGTCGCGGGTCTTCGGCCGCTCGACTTTCTCCGGATACAACAGCGCACCGATCGCCGTCTCCCGTGCGAGTCCCCCTCGCGTCGTCGTTCGGTAGTGTCGCCGGTGCGGCTTGCGGGGTTGGCTTGCCATGCGCTCACGATAGCGTATCGAGATCCAGGTCCGGGTCGGAATCGTCATCTCCCCGACGAAGCGCCGGGACCAGTTGGATCCGTTGCGGCGATCCGTCGACCACCGCCGGGACTCCATCGAGCGGCACGCCCTCGACTGGCGTGACCTGCTCCGAAGGGTCGAAGGTCGGCGCGGCGGGCTGGACCAGGTCCGTCCGCTGGAGCCCCGTCGCCGACTTGCGCCACCATGCGAGCCACCCGAATAGGCGCACCGCCCAGAACATGAGCGCGGCCTTCCACGGCGCCGCGTCGTTCCGTAGCAGCAACTCACGGAAGACCCGGTCGGCTTCGGCCCTGGTCCGCGGTTGGTACACATACGCCGCATCGTGAATCGCCGCCGCCTCTGCCACGCGTGGGTCGTGTGGCGTGTACGTGAGCCACCATGCGAGCCACGGGACGCTCGCCCCGTCCGTGAGGAATCCATTGGGGGCGGTCCAGATATCCCCGAACACCCGCGTCTCGAACGACGCGATCAACTTTCTGAATCTTCCGTGAGGTGTCGTCTGTAGCGTCCTTGCCATAGAGCGAAGTCTATCCTGACACTCCGCAAGTACCGGCATCGCGGCCGGTTGCGCTCGATGGCATCCGGTAGGGCGCGGCCTGTTTCTCCAGTGTGTTTCAGCCCGGAACGATCGGGGGGCGGTCCGACCATCCGCGCGTGGACGACGCAAGCGCGACGGGGTCCGGCTTCGCCTCAACTTACGCGCCATGCCTTCAGGTGCCGCGCAGCGACGCTAAGGGACTGCCCGGACTCCATCGGGTCGGCCCTACTTGGGGACCGTTCGAAGGGGGGTTGATCTCGCTGGTGGGGTTTTAGCCGACCCGGTGGGTTCGGCCTCGCATCCGCTCGCAACAGGGGGCCATGGGAAGGCGTCCCTCCGCAAGCGCGCCGAACACACGCCGACAGCGGCGCCCACGCGGGGTTGCATCCTGGGGTTT